TGGGGGTGTGGGGGGGGAGGGGGGGGGGGGGTGGGTGGGGGGGGTGGGGGGGGTGGAGGGGTGGGGGGTGGGGGGGGGGCGGGGGGGGGCCTCTGATGTCTACCCTTGAAAGGGAGCGAAGCGACCGTTTGCCGTGCACTGAGCCACGTAGTGCTACAGTATGTAGTTGGCTGTCCCCCCAGGTATGTAGTCCTTTGTGGCAATGAATTAAGGGGGCAAAGCCCCCTGGGCTATAGCCCATCATCCTCTGCAGCCATTGCCGCCAGCTCTTCTTGCCCGCGCCGGAGCGTTTCCTGCCAACTGGCCTCTTCTTCCGCGATCGCTCGCTCAAGCTCTTCATCTACACCCGAATATGCATCCCAATACGTGCGTTCATCTGGGGTGAGGCTGTCTTCGCCATACACCAAAACCTTGTCTGCGATGTCGAGATAATGTTGTGCGATGTATTCTTCCATGGTTGCTCCTTTCGTAGGGTGATTTGCCATTTCAAAAATAGCTGCCGCAGAACGAAAATATGCGAGCGTAGCGAGCGGTCCGTGACAACAAAGCGAAGCGAAGCGGAGCGTGTTGGCGCGGAATTTTCGTTACCGGCAGCTTTGAATGGCAAAGCACCTGAAGAAAGAGCTACCCATGGAACGATATGCTTCGCACTACGTTACTCCGAACATGACAGACATGGCTCTATGGTGACGTGCTGCCCACCCCCACGCACATGGGTATGCATATGTAGGTGGAGTGCGTAGCGTGCACGGAAGGGGAACTGTGCGCAGGGCACAGCGCATCGGTATTGGGCTCTTTCTCTCAACCGGCCGGGAGAGATGTTATGCAGTACCCCATATAGAGAACAACAACTATAGTACTAGTACTACGTACACCCCAGTACTACATTACTCTGTTATATACTCTCTCTTATGGTGTATATAGTCCCTCTCAGATTAACCTATCCCTCATATGTACCCTGGTGTACATATACCAGAAGGATATCCAATACCTAGCTACTCCAAGTGCTACTCCATTACCCCTGTACTGCTACCCTCCCCCACGATACGCTCATTCTGCAGTATGCAGCAAAACTACAAACTCCACACTCCCAAGGAGCGCAGCTCCCACACCATTCGCCAGGAATAGGACCTTGCTCCAGGATACATGTGGACTCCAGGATAGCGGAGGCACGGATCTGCAGGCATGCAATCCCGAATGCCTGAGCGAAGCGAAGGCATGAGGGTTGCTGCCGTAGCAGATCTAGTGCCGTAGCGGGGCAGGCGTCACCCCAGGCGGCCGGATTTAGAAAATCGCCGGAATTGTATTCCTTAAGGACATAGTAAGAACACTCCATTATCTCCGTAAAACGAATAGGGTATAAGTTAAACTCAACACTCCACACTACGAATACTCCTGGAATCCCATGGGGCCCCCGTTAGGATGAGGAACCCGTAAGAGGGGTGTAGGGCAATAGGCTCCCTCGGAATAATATTTCCATTCACTTTCCAACACCTTTCCAGCCAGTTTTTCTCATATACCAAAGCCCTTGGGTCCCATCTTCTGCAAATTATTTTCAAAATCGCCCCTATATAGGAACTCCCTATTATTATTCATCTTATTCAATTTCCCCTTAGTAATGGTAGTGGATAGTAGATTATATGGGATTGCTATTACCCCTTATCTTCATTATTCTTTTATTTATGAATATGGAATATCTCTCTGAACCAACTGTGGACTCTATTCAGAAAATGCCCCACATCTCAGAAATCTCTCCCCATCTCTATATAGGGAATTGCTTCGCTGCCTCTTCCCCAGAGATTCTCCACGAGCTCAAAATCTCATCTGTGGTAAATGTCGCACAAGAGATCCACGACCCCTACATCGAACCTATCTCCAACTATAAATTTTCTCTTCAGGATACTCCTGGGTCTATGAATCCAATCTCAGCATACGTTCTCGCTGCCCAGAGCGTCCTCCAGCTGCTTAAAATGGGTGAGGTGGTGCTCGTACACTGTCAAGCTGGAATAAGCCGTTCTACGGCCATCTGCTGCCTCGTACTGGCTATCCTGCATGGACGTACTCTTCAAGAGGCTTTCAACCATATTTCTTCCATTCGGCCGGGTGTTTATATCATGACACACCATTTACCCCTACTCAGACCATCACTTGACCTTCTTAGGGAACTGTTCTAACACCGTTCTAACTCTTTCTCTTTATTTATGAAAAAAAATTCACTTGACAAACCCCCGAACTGCTTGGTATATATATATTAGTTGGTTTATATAACTGCTTCTATATATACCTGGTATGTATATATTAAAGATATCTAGATAGTATTACTCCTTTTTACTTTTATTTACCCAAGATACCCACTAGACTAAAAAATGGAGATAAATTAATGGCAAATAATGATACTGAAGAGCTTCTTTCTCGCCTCGAACCTCGATCCGCCAAACCCTTATCCGGACCAGAAGAGACCATGGAGGCTATTCGAGCTAATTCTTCTCTTCAAAGGGAGTTCGAGTCAATTTCTAGCCAACAATCTACTCCATCCTCTTCAAGCGCCGCAGATTTAGATATGCGAGATGTGCGCACACTTGATTTTTTTTTCTTAAGGAATTCAGAGATAGACCGAGGTCACGTAGAGAGAAGCCTGGGTGATATCTTTTGTATAGATGGAGAATGGCACAGAAGATTTCCTTCTTCAGGAGAATTAGAAGAACAGACAATAGAACCCTGGAATTCTGTACAGTTCTGGGGATTAGTCAGATGTCTAGACCAAGCACTCATTAATCTTCGTCGACCCATAGAGCCAATTACCCGATACACATCTATTTCTATGCAGGAACTCCAATGGCTCCTAGAGGACTACACTCGAGAAAGAGAACAGCGACAACAACCCCAAAGAGATCCAACGACGAATACAGATCACGAAATTACAGATCGTGGAATGCGGCAGACCGTACAGATTTTACAGAACAGGGTGCACAGGCTCGAGAATAGGTCAGAGTGGAGCCAACCAGAGATGATATATCCCGCGCACCACGCCTGCCCGGATTCATACCCAGAAGGGACAAGATTTGCCACAATTCTGCGTATACCGAATGAATTTTTTAACAGAATCAACCGGCCCGAGTTATTTCCGCGACATTTAGCAATGGGGTGGTTATACAATAGGAATCTAGGAATGGTTCGTGGCAATTCAAAAGAGTATTATTTAGATCAGATGGAATATCCACACATCAATGTTGCAGACCAAGAAGAATTTGACAGAGATTGCAAATTGATCAGAATAAAGGCAGATAGATGGTGGAGTGGATTGCATGCACGCGCCGAAGGTGCGACATTTGTGTATCAGAATATGTTTGATTATTTAGATTTCGAAATGGCCGCGAATATGTATCCGGCCTACGAAGCAGATATGAGAAGAAGGGAGAATGAAAGAGAACGAGAGAGAGAACAAGGCCAAGAGGAGAGCAAGTAATGGATCCACACGAGAAGGAAGCAAAAAGTAAAATCGCGGAAATTAAGGCGCGAGAAGAACAAGAAAAACGAGGATGGGGAAGAATTTATAGAATAAGTCCACAGATTTGGGCACAGTACAGGAAGAATATCGAGTACGTAGGTACGCGAGGAAATAATCTCGACCTGTTGGCGCACAAGATTGTAGTGACGCACGGGGCTAAGCCCTACATTATCCCACCCTCTCATCACTTTAGCTGTTATATTATCCAGGTTAATGCACCGTGTATCTATGTCCTCGCCAAATTTCCAGGAGAATGGGAAGGGTTTGAGCCGATTCCGTCAGATACGGGTGATGTAGAATTGATAGATCTCCTACCGATGAGCGAGATTAGGCCAGAGTTATACAATGAGTAAAAAAGAGAGATCGAAGCCCAATGAGCCCGTAGATTATGTTTTAGATGGCCTATGGGACTTGATCACGCGAATTAATACACACGACAAGAAACACCTCGGCAATAATATGCTAGAGAAGTATGATTACTTTGCCCGACATGGCAAACAGGGTCGAAATTGTACATATGGCCTGAAGGCCAAACAGATGTTTATGATTTACGATTGGCCCGATGTAAAAAAGCAATTGAAGAAGATTGTCGAATATATTAGGACAATCCCCGGAAGTGAGAATTTCGCCAAGTAGTGAAGTGTCACAAGCAATCGAAGATGCACTAGTAGCTCTAAGACAGGTAATGGAAGAAAATGAGAAGAGCAGGTATAGCCAGATATTCTACGAGCACGAACAGCGCAGACTGGCTGCCATCAGACAGGTTGGCGAGCAGTGTATCTTTTTGTTCGCATATCAAGGAGTTATAGATGTTGGCGTATGATGTGTCAGAACCAAGGACGAACCAACCAGAGGAAGAGGGTTGGGAACGGGGGTATGGGTTCGAGTATAGGCTGACGTATCCGGTTCAGCCAGCAGCGGGGAGCTATACGATTACCTACTCGAATGGGACGAGAGAATATACACAAGAAGAATGGGCAGAAATGTCTAGACAAAGACAGCCGGAACAGATTTACTATCTCTACCCACATCCCACAGATGGATATATCCGAGATGAGCACACTGGGCTTAATATGGTTGGTGATCAGTGGACAGAAGAACAACTCACCGAGATGGATCAGAGGTTCATAGAGAGATATGGGAGGAGTAATCCACATTTACATTTTCCAACCTATATCGAAGTACAGAGAGAGATGAATAAGAAAATGAAAAAGGGTAGACAGCTTGTCTTTGCCTTTATAAGAGAACTATAGGAGATTTATGCCATTAGAGCCAGCCTACAGAGATAACTATTTAGTGGTAGGTAGTGGATACATTCAGTCAGAGGTTCCGACGCTAGAGAGTATTGGCGAGCGTGATTTCATACTGGAGACTGTTGTCTCATCTGGTGTCATCTATTACGATGATATGAATGATTGGCTAAATCCGAATTTCCGAACGGTTAGCAGCGCTGAGATTTGGATACCAGCACACGGAGATATTGTACACGGTAGTGGAACGTTCTATGGCGTGAATAGAAGGAAAGAGCCTAGCTATCTAGAATTACAGAGAAAGATGAATAAAAAGACTAGAAAAGGGAGGCAGCTAAGGTTATATTTGGGGGAAGAGAGTGCCTAATTACGAAGATACTCCACAACCTCAGCGACCCTGTGTGTTGCTCCGTAATGAAACTGGTGGACTAGAACGATTTTTCGCAGATGACGATGGGGTTATTCGTGTGCCTCCTGGCAACTGGGAGACAATGCAGGCAGAATATAGTATTCCAGAGGATGTTCGAGTGATTTCGGGTAGCGGCATCAACGAAACAGTCATACAGGACTATAGAGAGGAAGTAGAGCTCGAAGAGGCGATCCGGGATGCATTCAATAGGATCGTTCAGGCACCAGCGCGTCCGAATACACTATTTCTGCATCCAAGCGTAGCAAGAGAGTTGAATTTATTGAGTGATGAGCGGAGAGCATTGAAGTATGCAAGAAAACAGCGTAAGATAGGAAAGAGAATGGAAGTGGGAAAGCAGATCCCGTTTTTATTTATTACCCGACCCCAAAGTGCACGGGAGTTGGCGATCACTTAAGTGGGGAAGTACATGTCTGAAGAAAACACTACTGATAAATTAATGAAGCTCAACGGAAGCATAATTAAGTCTGATGGAAGCCACGTAAAGTCTGATTTTTTCAAGTTTCTTGAGATCAATCTAGATGATTACTCAGATATTGAGTACACCCCAGAAGAGGCCCAGAAGATTCGCTCTCATATGTCTCATCTCTCAACGGGGGCTACAGCCGTATTGCCCCTCAAGTGTGCGGGGCCTGTTCGCTGCCCATTTGCTGCAAGGTGTCCATTCGTAAAGATAGATAAAGAAAGAAAGAAAAAAGACCCTAATGCGAAACAGATGACCCCGGTGACCAAGGATTGCTTAGTGGAGATTAATCTGTTGAACGAGTGGACTAGATTGTATGTAATGGAGTTTGATGTCCCCGAGAAGAGCTTTTTAGAGCTAATGATGTGTAGAGAGCTGGCAGAGATCGAAGTGATGCTTTGGCGGCTCAACAACAATTTGTCCAAAGAAGGAAATGCAAATCTGGTAGACAATGTGGTGATGGGCGTAGATAAAGAGGGCAACCCATTGATGCGCCTAGAGAAGAGCGCTTTCCTAGCAGCAAAAGAGCAACTGACCAATAGGAAGTCAAAAATCATAAAGGCGATGGTTGGAGATCGACAGGAGAAGTACAAGAAGGAAGCAGCATTGAAGATCAGGGAAGAGAAAGATCCGAGTGTATCTTCTGCTAAGTTGCGCGGCGAAATCAATCGTCTGCTGAAACAGGCGGAAAGCAAGGTGTTGGCGCTGAAGGAGAGCGAAGGGGATGTCATCGATATCACGATGGATCAAATGGACAAGGAGAAGACCGTAACGCCAGAGTCGATAATTGACGAAGTGTCTGAGGAGTAGTGAGTTAGTTGCCAATTCGGGATTTCCTGAATCTTTCTCAAATCCGACAAGCGACAAGCCCTGACGAATTGCTGAAACGTTTGCAGCTTGGGGCTCAGGCACTTTCTGTACAATTTAGCGAAGAATTCGAGCCGGAATGGCGCGAACGTGCTGGCAAGTGGGGTATTAGCTACAATCCTAATACTCGAGTACTTAGCGCACCAACCTGGGCCATCCGGTCTAATTTCGAAAGCCCAGAGGCCATAAAAGAATTATGGGGAGGGCAGAGGCCTGGCGCCGACCGGATTACTCGCTTAGCGCGCGCAGTACAAGCACACGAATTAGCTGAAGCTTTTTATCTAGAACAATACGGCGCTACTCATCCTCGATTTAGCTCGCATGTGGCGCGTGATGTTATTCGAGCTGAAATAGGCGTAGCCGCGCAGATGGGTAAGCAAACCCTGTTCGATATGTTGAAATTCAGACAGGTTGAGCTGGATTATATGCAGCAGTCAGGAAGATTCAATCCATCGTTTAGCCCGCCGCGATTTACAACATACAAGACAGACATGTTAAGGATCATGCAGGATGTTAGAAATTGGGCAGGAAAGCAATCTGGAACCACGTTTTCTCAACAGCAATTAGCCGAGCTAAACAAAAATATCATTAGCAATTTTTCTGATTTGCCTATTCACAGATATTACACATCGATGAGCAAAAGACGTATTGGTAAAATCGGGCTGGGAATGGCAGCAATAGCCGCTGGCTACTATTCTCTTTTTTCTGGATCGGACGATCAATCCAATGTTGTTCAGGGTATGCAGGAGGGCGGCTTTGCATCCCAACTCCGCAAGCTTGAAACAGACTTTGGTAGCGGATATCAGGGACAAGAGGGCCCATCGTCTTCAACAGCCACCAATATGGCTTTTGGTGCAGTGTTGGGTGGAGCGGCAGGATTTGGAATGTCTCGTATGCAGGCTCAGGCCATTATCGAAGAAGACCTGAGTGCATATCCTAGATTGCAGGAATTAAGAAAGATGGGCGCCCGTGGGGGGTTCGCTCTATATGCGCCCGAGTTTACGGAAATTCAGCAAATTCGTAAGCGTATGCCATGGTGGTCTAGGCTCGATCCACAAATGTACAATCCTATTGAGGCAATGAAGATCCTAAAGACGCCCGAAGAGTTGTTGAGATTTAAGGGTGTTGCCTATCTACATGAACCCCCGAATTTTTCAGAAGAGATTTGGAAACAGGCGCTTCGATCTAAAAACATCCTGGGTATGTTTGAACCCGAAGTGGGCACAAACAAGTTAGCAACCTATGAGTGGCTGTCTGAACGCCTGGGTGGAGACCAGCTCGCATCTCGAATTCATCCACATACGGTTGGATTTGATCGCTTACCTATTGTGCCATCGGCTCATAGGTCTACCCTATTGGCGGAAATTAAAAAACTCAATCAGGAATGGCCCCTCATCATAAAACATGCCGAGGGATCTTTACAGAAAGATGTTTATCTAAATGTGGCAAATATTCCCGATGAGGCTCTCGATGACATGCTGAAAAACCCCAAAGACTGGGTTGCACAAGCTAAGCTAGATCTTGCGGATGAATTTCGTGTTGTGACAGTAGGGGACAAGCCGGTTTTCACAGTACATCGCTGGGGAACCGAAAGAATGAAGCCTTTTACGGAATTTGCCAAGAAGATTCCTGGCCTAGGTCGAGTTCTGGAAGCCAATCGTTTTCCAGAGAACCTTTTCGGCGTTAGAGACGAAGAACTACGTGGTCGTCTTGAAACTTTCGCAAGCAAGGTATCGAAGCAGCTACCATATGAGGTTGGCGCATTTGACATTGGACTTACTACCGAGGGGCAGTTAAAAGTCATTGAGGCCCAGAGATACTTTGGAACAATTAGAAATCCACTAGTTATTGAGCGCATGACCCAGACTCTTACCGGAGGCCCTTCGTTTTATGGTCGATTAGCTCGGGGTATGGGTGCTGTAGGTGCAGGCATTCTCGTTGGGGCCGGGATGGCAGCACTATTGAGTAGTGATACGAATACTGCTGAAATTACCTCAGATCCAAAATTTATTCTGGCCGAAAATAAGAATTTCGATGGGTTTTGGGAAGATGGTATTGCGGCGCAACTTCGCAAGGCAAATACCCCCTTTGGTTCTGGCGTTAATCAATTTAAAGTATTGCGCGGATTAGTGCGTGGAGCACTGCAGCAATCCAAGGGCGCTGGGCAGAAAATTAGACAAAAGATTATAGAGAGAGTTGTCACACCCTTTAAAGAAGGTATGCGCGAGAGCATGGGGGCCCCCGCAACTTTTGAAGAAGCGCTACGTCGCGGCAAGCAAGTGTCTGTTCTTGGCGAAGGTCTGTATGCGGAATCATCTCTTATGAGAACGGTGTTCCAAGGTCAAGAATATCAGTATGTTCGTAAAAGATTGTTGCCAGATGCTCGTAAACGAGTCGAGGAAATGATTCGTAATCCTAGGGGACGCTATGAGCCCGGGGCCACAGATCTGATGGGTCGTGCAGAGGTTCCGCTTGAAACATGGCGCAGGTATCTGCGGGGACTGAACCTGGAGACCGAGGCCAATGTAATGCGGCGCATTGAGGACCTCAATATCGCCCCTAAAGTCTATGCCTCGTCTCGTCGCGAAATATTTATGGAATATATTCCTCATAAAACCCTTGGTAAGGCGATTATGGATGGTGATGACGTTACCCAGGGAATTATGCAGATTCGCAAGGCTATGGGGCGTCTATCAGAAGAACATAAAATTTGGAACCTAGACCCAACAGAATTTAACATCATGTTTGACCCCAAAAATAAAAAAGCCTTCTGGTTGGATTGGGGTTTGGCTGAAAGATATGCAAGATATGGGTTTAAGGCACCTCAGGCAACTACGCGGATGCATCAGGTATTTGGCACGTATCTTAAAAGAGCTAGAGGGCGCGTTGTATCTAAATCGGCTGCCACAGTTGTTCCTTCTGGCGGGGCTACTGTGGGAGCTGTTCCGGCTGCCCGTACTCAAGCTACAGTTGACCTGATGGGGCCAACACAACGTCTTGAGGGGGCAACTGTGCGCGCCATGCCAGTGGGCGAAAACACGGCAGCGCGAGAAGCAGCCGCATTAGCTAAAACTGTACGTCGCGCAGAAGCATTTCGTGGACACCAGGCAGCTCTATGGGATGCGGCACATAATGGCGGGCAAAAACATACTACTTCGTATGCCAGAAGATTGGCGCAAGCCCGCGATCCTTTAGGACAAATGCATGATCCGCTTGGGGTAACCAAGAGATAATGCGACTAGATTTCACACTTTAATATGTTAGTATATGTGATTAGGAGGAGTATACTTTGGTTGGATGGGCTTTAAAGCGCGCTTTTGGATTAGGCCTGAGTGCCGCTAAGGTTGGCGGTGAGGTTGCGTGGCAGGGTGGCAAAGCGGGAGTAAAAGCAGCCCCTTATGCTATCCGTGCTGGAATATGGAATGTGGGTCAGTATGCTTCTTTTGCGCTTAAGCATCCAAGAGCTACCATGGGTATTGGGGCGGCTGGTCTTGGGGCTTACGCCCTGAGTGAAACAATGCCTCAAGATTCCGAGTGGACTGGAGAACAACGCATGGCAGCCGCAGTGGGTCTTGGCACTCCTTCTACTGGATTTCCTGTAGGACAGGGTGCTACACGGGAAGCTTTTCAGCAAAGTACAGAGGGGTTGGTTTTAGCGCTACACAGAGGGAGACGTAGCTAATGGCTAGTGCGTGGACATCCTGGGGCAAGGTGCCCGGATCTATTAAGGGCGCAGGTTCCACAATTAAGGGTGGTATCCAACAATATCTAGGCAGTGCTGCTCATGCCAAGGGAATGAGCTGGGCAGCTGGCGGATATGGGTTTGGCAAAGATATCGCATCTATCCAGAGTAAGGGATGGAGATATTTTGGGCGCGGAGTAGGCTTTGCCTTTTTAGGGTATGAGGCTTATGCAGGATACCAAAGAGGCGGAATTCTTGGTGCAGCTACGGGGGTTGCTACCCAAGCAGCCATCAATTATGGGATTGGGGCAGCATGGGGAGCTATTGGCGGAACTGCTGCGCTAGGAGCTATCGGAACAGCTGCTGCAGTTGCAGCTCCTATCGCCGGAGCGTGGGCCTACAATAAATATGGGTCACAAGTCGGCAGGGAGACTTTTATGCGACATGCGAGAACTGAGCTTGGGGCTGGGGTTGCAGACCCATTTGGCACCGTTTCTACGATGAGGCGCAGAAGTGTATCTGCCCTCAATAGTTCAAGATTAAATGGACAAACAGCTCTTGGCAATGAAGCCGCTATGAGCTACAGTCCTTATTTTCGCTAGGAGGATTTTAAATGCTAACTAAAATGATTCAGGGAGCATTTAGTCGAGGTGCTGTTCAAGCAGCTATAGGTTCTACTGTGGTGGGACGAGGGACTACGTGGGGCGCAGCAATTGGTAGCGATGCTCTCCGCTATGCTTCTTCTGGGCTAAGTGGATTAGCGGGCATGGGCCCAACAGCTCTGTATTCCACCCTTGGCGCAACAGCCGGTGGCGCATGGGGCATGGTATCTGACGATACTTCGGTTTTAGGTGGAGCATTGGCTGGTGCTGCGATTGGTGCTGGTGGATATGGCTTGACAAGACTTGCAGCCGGTGGGCTGACCAAGGCTCTCAATCCTATCAAGAGCACGCTAAAGGGTGGCGCTAAGGCTGCTGCTGCTCCTACTGCCGGTGCTGCCGTAGCAGGTCCAGGTTTTGAGATGAGTGCTTCACGCAGTATGCAACAGAAACAAACGCTTTTAAATTATCTTCAGGGTGAAGCAGCTGCAGCACAACAGATGACTTCTCCCAGATATGCAGTTCCCAAGCGGCGCGGATGGTTTAGTCGCAACCGCTAAGATAATAATGCTGGGTAATTATGTCGATTAACCTCAATCAATGCACATCCGAGTGTAGTAGTTGTATTCGTAGATATATTTCCAAACATCGCCTCAAAAGAGGCGATTCCTTTGATATACCCTGTCACGGTATTCCTCTCGAATATTTGCCAGCAGATGTCCGCTCTAGCGTGAGCGGAGATCCAGAACTGGCTATTTCTATGATTGATGCTGTTACGTGGGCTGGTAAATTTTTAGATTGGCATTGTTATGATCCGATAGGAGAACACTGGAAGCGCAAAAGCTTAGAAGGAAGTATGCCAACTGGCTTAGCACAATACGAAGAGGGGGTGGCACTAGCAGGGAAATCTGTTTTTAATCGGCCCTATCAGGGAGAGATGCTTAGATGTTCGGCAAAATATAAAGTTTTTCGTATTGGGCGGCAAGCGGGCAAAACAGAAGTGCTGTGTGTTTCGGTTTTACACAATGTTTTTACTCACAAAAATTTTCGTTGCGTAATTATTGCCCCTTATGATTCTCAGGTTGAGTTGATTTTTGAACGTTTGCGCACCTTTATTGATAACAATGCAATGTTAAGTAATTCAGTGCGGCGCAAGGTTAAAAAACCTACTCATCAAATTGAATTGCATAATGGTTCTATTATTATCGGTTTTACAGCCGGTACTAAGTCGAAGCAAGAAGCTGGAGCTTCTCGTGGACAACCTGCACACATGTTGGTATTTGACGAGGCAGATTACTTATCTGCTGGCGACTTGAATGCTGCCTTAGCTACCATCACAAACTTTCCCGAAGCAACTGTATGGATGTCATCTACTCCAGCCGGTAAACGAGAAAAGTTCTTTGAATCATGTCGCGACCCGATGTATCGCGAATTTCATTTTCCATCTCAGATTAACCCGAATTGGACAGAAGAAAGAGAGAGATTCTTTAGAAGTCAATTGACAGAAGACGGATATAAACATGAAATTCTAGCTGAGTTTGGGGAACAAGAAGAAGGGGTTTATCAGAACAAGTATATTGAATTGGCTCAAGATGATTATGACTACGGCGACTATAAGCCCAATCCAAACTGGATTTATATGATGGGGGTTGACTGGAACGACGTCAAGATCGGCACAACTTTAGCCGTAGTTGGATTTGAGCCTGCTTCTGGCTTATTTCGTTTAGTTGACAAAGTCGTTATGACTCGATCTGAGCGTACCCAATTGTCTGCATGCCAAAAGGTAGCCGAATTAAACAGGTTTTGGAATCCAACAATGATTTATGTAGATAAGGGATTTGGCACGACACAGATTGAGGTATTGCAGAAGTTCGGTTACGACTCTCTTGCTGGCGAAGGAGCAAATTCTCCTAATGCTAGATTGCGTAATATCGTTAAGGGATATGACTTTGGTGGTTCTATTGAAATACGAGATCTGTTCACCAAGCAGCCGATTTCTAAAAAGGCGAAGCCATTTCTGATTGAGAATTCGGTGCGTCGTTTTGAACAGCTTACATTTAAGTATCCATCGTCAGATGAGTTATTTACAAAAGCTCTCCAGGGCTATATAGTTAAAAGGATTACAACTACAGGAGTTCCTGTTTATGAGATGCAGGACGAATCTGTTGGAGATCACTTCCTGGATGCGGTAAACTTAGCTCTTGTAGCTTTTACTTTAGAGAAGTCAGCATTTGGGGCTCCGAAGCACGAGGCGCGTATTTCATTTTCTGCTGAGATTGGAGCTATACTTAGGGGAGACAAAGATCCACGCAAAGCATTGCAAGAAAAAGAAGCTCATCGCCCTAAGATGGGGCGTGCCGCAGCCGTAGAGGGTGGATCGGATAGACTAGTGGTTCCGGAACATGGCGAATTGCCAATGAATACTGCATCTGTTGATGGGGCCAGGGGGCCAGTAAAGCTATGGTCTTGGCCGGGTTTTGGCAGGGATGCTCCTAGGCCTAGAGTTAGAAGCCTAAGGGAAGCAATGTCAGATGCATCACAGCGGCTTAATAGACAACCTTCTCGCAGGGGTTCATCCCGTCCGAGGAGAAAAAATATTTAAGGGGGAAGGCTAATGGCCCTCAAGCTTTATAAAACTGCTGATAAAGACGATTATTTTGATTCTCTAGACCCATTCACTGTTACGGTAGATGGGCGCATAGGCGGTATCCAGGATCACAAGATTTATTTGCGTAATGACGATGCCAGTTACTGGTATGATAACGTTTCTGTGTCATTATCAGACACTTCTCCTTCAAGCCATGTAGATAGCACTCAAGAGGGCTGGTACTGGAAGCTGTCTCAGCGAGATATTGAACTGACCCATGAAGAATGGACAGCCATTACTCCTGGGACTACACTTACGCTCACAGAGTCAATAGGAAATTCGCAATTGGGAGATGTTGTGACATTTATTCCAATCTGGGTTCGGGTTGCAATTCCTCGTGGGCAGGATATCGAAACTCTGACAACTATCACATTCCAGATTACTGCTACGGAGTATTTGATTTAATGGCTAAAAAAGAAAAAACACATCTGCCCCTCTCTGACGATACCGGACGAGATTTTGCAGATGATGATTTTATTCTCAACTATCGACCCAAGATTGATTTTGTGGCCCCAGAACACGTGCCATCCGAAAAACAACTATCTTCAGAAGACGTAGATGATGTTCAGCAAAGCTTGCGGGAGAGAACTCGTAATTTGATCGCTGGATTTGAGGCGCTTGGGAAGCTAGCCGAATTGGCAGAAACACGGATTGATCAGAGAATGCAGGCACTTGGAGGCCTGGATATTCATCTTGACCCGTATAAGGACGCAGGGGTTATTATGGCCCTTAAGCGTCGTTTTCCGGATAAGGTTGATACCTCTGTTATAACTTATGAAGATTACAAAGAATGTGTTAAGGGGCAAAAGAATGCAACAGCGGCACAGCCCGGATTAACAGTGCAAGATATGCGTAATGCTCAGGCCGATCCCCTGCGAACAGATTTTGGTGGTTTGGGGCTACGCCCAGGCGAAGCGCGTCCCGAGATTAATTCAACCGGGACAACTGTTGAGCCCGTCAACCTGGTTGAGTTTCAGGCGAATGCACTTATCACATTATTTGGTATGCTTAAGGATATGATTACAGATTTGGTTCTCTCATTGATCCCTGGTGGCGGCGGTGGCGGCGGAGACGACGAGGGTAGCAATGAAGAGGGCGAAGGGGAAGGCGAAGGAGAAGGGTTGCCTTAATGGAAATTAAGCGCGTTGTTAAAACACAGAGTCAGTTGCGCAGAGAACTACATGTTCAAAGCCTTGATGACCTCAAGAATGTTGATATCAACGCTGTTCTTGCGGTTGACCCAGAGCGTACCGACCTAGGAACAAAATTTCCTGATTGCGCATTAATTGCACGCACTTATGAGCGTGGAGCCCACTTTACACCTACCGAAGCGGCTGTTTTTGCCCCGTTCAATAGACATATCGAAAATCACAAGATTATGAGTCAGTCTGTTGCTAAGATGCTGAGCACCTACATGTTTAATCCAGAAGATATTGTATCTTCGGATGTGCAGAAGCTTGCTGCCAAGGCGGGAATCGAGGTGCCCGGAGGTGCTGATTCGGGAACTGGCGGCAAGACAGACGAAGATCTTCAGTCTCTTAATATCGGCAAGGAGCAGCACTCGACCAAAAATACCGACAAAGGCGGCGGTGGCAGCAATGCCTTTATGGATTGGCTAAGTGAGTGTATTCCTTGCGATTTACGTCTTGGGGCATGGATAGAATTTAATCCAAATCTTGATTTGCTTGGTATGCTAGAAAACTTTTTAATGGAGGCTCTCAAGTTTTTGACGGGCATCGGTAATATTTTGAGTAACCTAGATCTGTTTGGTGATTTCTGTAAACTCTTAGATCTATTGTCTTTTATGTGTATTCCTGACTTACAGCGTATTATTATGTTGTTTATTTCTCTTCTTACCCTCGAGGCTCCGAATCTAGATTTCTTAATTGGATTCTTGATGTCCCTAGTGGGCCCGTTATTTAGTGCTATTTTTAGTGGCATCATTGGGCTCTTTGATCAATTCGTACTGCTTGTTGTTAATCCACTAGATTGCATTGTGGATGCTATCAATCAGCAGTTGGCTAAGTTGCCACATGATCCCACTCAGCCACCACCACAAATTGGCAAAGATAGCATTTTAGCAGAGACTGCTGCAGGATTAGATAACGCATTACGTACACTTAAGCGCACTCTTGAGGGCGGAATTGCCACAATCAAAGAAAAACTCGATATGTATCTGGGTGAATTTAAGGCCCTTCTGGGCGAAGTTGGCGGTGGAGATTTTAACTATTTGGTGAAAACTTTCGAAAAATTAACCATGGTGCGCTTGATTGGTTTTATTATTGCCTTGATTTTGGCTTTAACGAAAGGAGATGTGCAGTGTTCCGGAGGTAAAGCCGAAAAACGGGAAATTGATGCTTTCTTTGAGAACTATCTAAGTCCTAATGGAGCTTTTGATATTTCTATGGATGATGAGGGGAATATCAACATTTCTGAAAGAGTTCCAGAACAGGCTGATACGCTAGCATCGATTCCTCAGGCCTTGTCAAATATCGAAAATGTGTTTGAATTTGAGGGGGAGGATGTTATCGTTACCGATGCCATCCGAGACACTGTATCCGCTCTAATTGAACCAGTTAGAGTGAAGACACCATGCAGGTTAGAGGTTTCTGCTGATGAGGCAGACAAGGTCAATCAATATATTTCGGAACTGAATATGACATGAAATTTTTAGGCCTAAATATTTCTCTTGACCGGGCAGTTGGGGACCGGGTCACAGTATCTTCAGTCAAGCCAGAATCTGGTACGATTCCTGTATCTCAGATTCCTTCTGTCAGGCCACGTGTTTTAAAATACGGACAAAGTTATTCGTCTGGCAGAGGGTCGTTTTCTGCGGGCGAATATGATTTGGCCGAAATTGGCAAGATTGAGGACACCGATGGTTATGTGCGGCAGGCTTTTAAGAAGAAAGTCGGCCTCATGTTTAAGGAGGGGGTAGGCTATTCTGGGCCCGATAAGCGTACAGCGCGCTATGTAAAAACTCGTTTTGCTCAGATCAGTCGCGCCACAGGTATTCCCCACGTTCAGCTCTTAAAACGTGTTGCTCAAAGTCTCATTCGGGTATCTAACGCTTTTATAATCAAAGTTCGTGACGAAAAGGCATCTGGTGGACGTAAGCGTGTGACTGCAGACGGCAAAGAGCTTAAGCCGATTGCCGGTCTCTTTCCTGCAGCGCCAGAAACAATGCGTTTTGAGATGAATGAGAATACTGGCAAAATCCTTCGCTGGAAGCAGATGCTTCCGGACGGCAAGTTTCGGTTTTTCTCAGTTGATGACGTTGTTCATTTTTGCATTGATAGACGCGAAGGCTTTATTTTTGGCGTGCCTACGCTGATTCCGGTTATTGATGACATTCGAGCACTTCGTCAAATCGAAGAAAATGTCGAACTGCTGTTATATCAGTATCTCTTTCCCCTGTTTCATTACAAGGTTGGAACAGAAACAGCCCCAGCAGGTTTTACAGAAGATGGTCTGCGTGAGATTGAGGTTGTTGAGGAACAGATTCAGTATATGCCAGCTGAGGGAGCTATTGTTACACCGGAACGTCATGAGATTACCGCCATTGGTGCAGAGGGTAGAGCACTAAGAGCAGAAGGATATCTAGAACATTTCAAAAAGCGTATTTTTGCTGGCCTTGGTGTTTCGCAGGTGGATATGGGCGATGGGGATACCACTAATCGGGCTACAGCACAAACCATGTCTCGTGCTCTGATTGATACAGTTAAAGATGTTCAGGATGAGCTAGAAGCGCAATGGGATCACGAGGTTATTTCTGAACTTCTTCTTGAATCTACTTTTGGCGACAGGGTTCTCGATGAAGAGTTTATGGTGCATCTGCAGTTTAAGGAAATCGATCTCCAGAATAAAATGGAATCGGAAAAACATTCTGTAGAGCTGTTTGAGGGGAATGCGATTACGTGGGATGAGCTTAGGGCTGAGATGGGTCGCGAACCAATTGAGGTTCCAGAAGACCCGGAAGACCAAGATCCGTCCAAATATCCAGATTGGTTCAATACCCACTGGAAGCTCTTTAAGGAACCAGAAACTATTATCAAGGCTGTTGACGAGCCCTATTCTGTAGCCGCAAAAATGGCTGCTGAGGCACGTACACTTGGTGTTGTAACTGGTCAGATTGTGAAATCTAAAGAAGAAACCGAGGCCTCGCAGCGCGCTCAGGCCGAAGCCGATAGGCAGACCAAGATGGCTGTGGCACAATCACGTCCACGTACACGACAAGACAATTTTGTAGCTGCTTCTTTTAAACAGCTTGAAGAGGATACGGTTCGTCGCGTTCGGGCAAACTTGATTACGCGTGGCCATATGGGGCCAGAACATATCTTGTCGATGGCACGTATTTGGGCTGCCGACACCACAGAGCGTCTGTATTCGGTTGCGGTTACTGAATTAATTCGAGGGTTTAATCTGCAGACCGGTAATCGTTCTTCCGAGAGCCCAAATCTGATTAGTCAGGGCCGCTATGAATTGCGCGAGCGTATTGAGTTTTTTGTCAATAAGTTGATTCACAATATGGTTGCTTTAGCGGAACGTAGAATTGACGCTATCAATGGAAATGTTAAACTACCAGAAGTACAGAAAAAAGCGATGGAAGAAGTACACCTTGCTTTTGATTCTGTACGATGGCGCACGAAGCTTATTTGGGATATCGAGCTTCGCAAGGCATATAACTACGGTCGAGTTCTGGGCATGAGATTTCTGGGGCTTGATTATTTGCGACTGGATGCTGCTAATGGTGCCTGTGAGCAGTGTCAGGCTGTTAATGGCCGTTTGATTGAGGTGGCGGCAGCCAACATTAATGATGTTCCGCCGTTACACCCACATAGTCGAATGTCAATGACGGCACTGGTTGCAGAGGATGGTTCGAAATTTGTTCCGCCCCGCAACAAGGGCAAGCCGGCCGTTGAGCAAAACGATCCGTCTCTCAGTAAGAAAACAGGCGTATGTCCCCAGTGTGGCAATACTGTTACTTTGCAGCCACGATCTGGGGCATATTATTGCATGAAGTGCGTTAAAGCATTTCCCCCAGAAGACGTTGAGGGGGATGTCGATGATGCGACAAAACTTGAACGTTGTGTATTGTCAGTCAAAGCCCAATTGAGAAAAAAGAATCCAGGCATGAGTGAAAAAGAGATTAAGACTAGGGCCTTTAAGATTTGCAATGCCCAATTGAAAGGATAGCTCATGGCAAAGTCGTTTAAAAATTTCATTAAGTTCGTGGATTCGGTAAGTTTTAACCCAGAGATTAAATCTGAGGTTAAAGACTATTTTGCCAATCCACAGAACAGCGCTCAGACGTTGCGTATCAGAATTGCTGCAACGCATGCGGGCAAGATTACCCGTAACAATGGGTTTTACCTACCCCATAAGATGAGATCTGGCGCAGCCTCTTTTACGGATCAGTATCCCAAGCCAATTCAGGTTCACCACGAATCTCATGAAGATCCAGTTGGTCGAGTGATTCAGGCCAGATACGTTGATCTGAGTGGTGGCTTCCGGGACTCGGTAAAGGATTCGTTCTCAGTATCTAAAGATAAGCAACTTCAGGATTTTGTTGCTGGCAATATGTCCAACGAAAAACTTATTGATTTTGCGCGAAAAACTTTTATTAACGACGAATCTATCGTTGATGATCCCGATTATGAGGGTTTGGGTTATATTGAATTGGTTGCTGATATTTCCGATCCTGCTGCCATTCAAAAGGTATTAGACAAGCGTTATCTGACTGGTTCAGTTGGGGCTACGACTGACAGCGCTGTATGTTCTGTTTGTAAAACGGATTGGGCTGGGGATGATGGTCGTTGTGAGCATATTCCGGGAAAAGTTTACGATAAGAAGAAGTGCGTTCTTATTGCGGGTGATCTCAGGTATGACGAGTGGTCTTTTGTGAACAAGCCCGCAGACACACATTCTTCTGTCATCGAAGTCCATAATGGTGGCATGCAGGACTTTGTTAAAGTCGAAAAGGGTTCTCAGGGCGAAGTACCTGAAGTGAACCTCGTAATTGATACTAAGGAGGAAAAAGGTATGTTGTTTAAAGATGCATTTGCTTTGGTCTCCAAAGACGAGAGATTTCAAGGTCTCGAGAACTTGGAAGACTGCGTGAAGCAACTTCTGGACAGCCAAGAGGACCTCAACGAAGAAAGGCTGCTTGAACTGATGTCCGAGCAGCTCACGCAGGAAGAACCTGCCAAGGACGAGGTTCAGGACGAGGCTACCGAGGATGCTTCCGAAGAATCGGCAGCTCAAGAGGGCACAGACGACACCCAGTCGGTTGAAGATGAAGATCAATCGAATGAGGACGCTTCCGATGAGGAATCAGAAGAAGATGTGCAAGATGAGGCTGGCGACCAGACTGAAGAGTCTGATGAAGAGGTTGAGGATGATGTTGAAGAGGAGGTTCAAGACGAAGAGGAAGAGGAGTCTGAAGAAGAGGATACTGATCCTGTAGCAGATTTCTTTGGCGATTCCTATCAAGAACTCATTGAGGACGATGCTTCCGGGCGCGAATATGCTGAAATGCTGTTTGGGCTTTTGGATGGCGTTGAAGATGAGGGTCGCGACGAAGTCGTTAAAATGATTAACGATGCCAAGCTCTCGTCTAAGCAGCGCAAGGCGTTGCCGAGCTCCTCGTTTTGTGGACCAGAACGCTCGTTCCCGGTTCCTGATTGTGCCCATTATACTGCTGCTTTGCGTTTGCTGGGGCGCTACAAGGGACCCGGCGACAAGTCTCGTATTCGTGCATGTATTGAGCGCAAGGGCAAGCGGCTTGGTTGTTCGGGGGCCAAGGATGAAGCGCAAGATGCCGAGCAGATTTTAGACCAATTTTCAGTTGAATACTTTGATGGGTATTCTGACGATGAATTGATTAAGATGCTAGAAGGCCTTATGGCTTGTCTAGATGAACGAAAATTAGATTGTAAGTGTCACGATGAAGATGAAGAAAAGTCTAGATTGCAAGATCGTGTAAGCTCTCTTCAGAAGGAGATTAAGTATCTGCATGAAGACATCGACAATTTGAGCAACGTGTTGGCTGATTCCGAGAAGACTCTTAGGGGGCTTAAGGTCGAAAAGATTATTGATCTTAAGAAGTTAACCGGTGTTGAGGTAGACCCAGTTAATATCTCCGACGAGCTACAGGATAAGTCGTCCTCTGACGTGGACGAAATCCTTAAGGATCTCACGGGTCAAGTTGACATAGATAAAATCGCTGATAAACTAAACTCTGGTTTGTCAAATAATCCTCAGGGTACCGTGGAAGATCCCACGGCCCAAGTAGACAACACGACAGAAAAAAACAGTGAAGGTAGTAAGCCAAAGTACGATCCGAAGGTAGCGGAACAAGCTTTGGCGAATTATGTGGAGCTAAGATTTAAGAAAGGTCAGCAAGTAGCAGATGCCTATCTCGCGGATTTGCAGACGCGAGGAGTCCTGCCGGTGGGCGGGAAAAAAGTTGAGGATAAATCCTAAGGAGGAAATTTTACATGTCTTTCAACGCTGAGAATCAATATTCTGCAAGCCACAAGGTGTGGGATCACGTAGGTAATATTATCCCTGACATTGAACATTCAGAGGGCGAACGTCCAGCTTATGAGTTTAAGCCTGCTGAATGGCTTCCGGTGCAGTTTTACGACAAGCACTATGAAGTATGGCAGTCGGTAATGCCTGGTAAGGTTGTTGCCTTAGATCCTGATGGTCGTGTAATGCCCGCTCAGTACGGTCTTACTGGCCAAAGTGTTGTGTATGTGCAGAATGATATTGACGCTGGTGTGACCGATATTGCAACCGGTCTTGCAGTTACCACTGCGAAAACTGTTGTGCTCACGCAGCTCAACGGTACTCGTGGTAGTGCTTGGACGCGTGCAGTAGCCGGTACGGCTGGTGTAAATAATACCTCGGGCTTTATGGGTAAGCATGGTATCGCCTTTAACGATGCCAATGAGAAATTCCCTATTGGTATAGCCCCTTATGCCTACAATCAGTGGGCTGGCGGAGATGGCAGCAATCCTGCTAATCTGCGACATCACAATCACATCCTGCAGCATCAGGTTGCAGTTCTTTGTGACTATGTAATTAAGCTTCCGTGGGTACCTGGTCAAGCAGCTACCGAGAGTGTCTCTGGCACGTTCTCGGGTGGGTTGCCGACTTTCGGAACCTCTGGAACCTATCGGCGTAATGCGATTCAGAACAACAGTACGGGTCGTTATAACGCTAGCACGGGTAGCAATCCGGTTCTCGGAACCTATCCTGTGATCGCTTTCTGTCTGGATGAGTTTCCTGTTGCCAAGAATACGGCGCGGACAACTGTTACCATGCAGAGCTCGAATGCCAATGATGATGTCTCTGGCATTCTGGTGAACGAGCGCACTTCTTTGTCTGCGGTAACGCAATCAGGCGATTACTATGTGGACTATGAAGTTGGCATGCTGTTCATCTTTAGTTCGAACCAGACTGTACCGACCGCCATTTCTGGCGCTGCCGGCACCGTTTCGGTTACTTACTATCACTACGCTGGTGTGCCAGGCACAGTAAGTCGTTTTGCTTCTGTTGTCAGCACGAGCGTAGACCCTGGTGACTTTTTGGTATGCACCACGAATAGTAACCTGGTTGTCGACAATACTGCCGACTTCAAAAACATTGTTGGCCAGGTTCTTGCCGTGGATGACAATTTCCCTAAAGATGCCTTGGATCAGGTTCGTACTGCGTATGATCCGGCGATTAGTTCTAATTCGGCTGGTTCGATGGCTAATGCGACCCTGGGCTCAGCGAGTGCTAATCTTGGTCAATTAGATCAAATGCCGGGTTCGGCCACTGGTGGTTATCCAGATATTCTGCATTACTCCGGTGCAGCCGATAAATTAGTATTGGTGAACCTGGTAAGTCGATAGTCGATTTGCATAGGAGGAATACAACTAATGTCTAATCAAGTCGAAATTAAAGACGCAAGCGAGTTTCGTTGCCTTTGGGAAAACAATGGCCAGACTGGCGCAGGGGAAGTTAAGCTTCAGGACGCTCTTAGCGTGCCGAACGCTCATATGCTGTTCCCCAAAGTCATCTCGAACATTGTAAAAGAAGCCCAAGAGCCACTGCTCGTAGCAACGTCTCTGCTTCAACGGATCAATTTCAGCTTTGGCCAGACCATTACCTTCCCGGCGGTTGGTGCTCTGGTAGCGGCTGATATTGCCGAAGGTCAAGAGTATCCGGAACGCAGCCTCCAAATGGGTGGAGCGACTGTGACGGCTACCATCGGTAAGAGCGGTATTGCCGTTCGCGTTACCGACGAAATGGTACGCTATTCGCAGTTTGACGTAATCGGTATGCATCTCCGTGCAGCCGGTCGCGCTCTTGCTCGCCACAAAGAGGTTAAGTGTTTCAACTATATCCGCTCAATGGGCGTAACGGCGTTTGATAACCTCAATCCGACTAGCTCTTTGTTCGGTGTTTGCACCGGTCGCGATCTTAATGGTGCGGCTAACGGTGCCGTAACCATGGACGACATTTTTGATGCTTTTGCACAAATTGTTACCCAGGGTTATATGCCTAATACTTTGCTTATGCACCCCCTCACCTGGACCATGTTCATTAAGGACGCTCAACTGCGTGCTTTTGTACAGGCCAATGGTGGCGGCGTGTTCTTCGCAAGTTGGACTGGCAATCCTGCTGGCAAGGCTCCTTGGAGCAATAGCTCGCAGGGTGGTCTTGGTGTGGCTTCTGGTCAGACCATTACCCCGGGACAGACTTCTGCTGGAGAGACAGCTCCCAGTGGCTTGGCTGCTTCCCAATCTGGTGACTATTCTCAGGTACAAACGGGCGCTCCGGTTCTCCCGAGCTACATGAATGTTCCTTTCCGGATCATCGTGAGCCCGTTCGTAACCTTTGACGCTCGTCGCAAGCTTACGGACATTTATATGTTCGATAGCAGCGAACTTGGCGTTCTCGTCGTAGACGAGGAAGTCATGGTTGAAGAGTTCGACGATCCCAAGGTCGACATTCGGAAAATTAAGCTAAGAGAACGTTATGGTATCGGCATTCTGAACGAAGGCCAGGCTATTGCAGTTCTGCGGAACGTACACTGCGTGCCCAACGAAATTGCACTGCCTGCTCAAGCTAGTGTTGATGTCTCTGGTTCTATTGCTAAGATTCCGCCTGGCAATGCCTTGAGTCTGTAGTGACTGAGAGTAATCTCTAACTTAGCTTAAAGGGTGCCCCCGGGGACTTTCCTCGGGGGCATTTTTTTGCTACACTATCACAAGCAGGAGAAATCATGATTGTTTCCATTAGCCTCGCGGAAGATTCCGTTCCTTTCTGGTTTTTAGGAGAGCCACGCAACATCAAGAAAACACTTAACTTTTCAGAGCCGGGTCCTGTCCAGGTGGACTTTACTCAGTTAACTAAGCTGGAACAGAAGAAAATCCTTACTGATTTAGCGGGCGAGGTCATTGAATGTGATAGAAGTTTCAATGATCTTCGACAGGTGCATCTTCATATGTTCCCAGAAGAGTCCCCGGATAATCAAAAGGCTCCGGATATTCCTGTTGCAGAGGCGCCTGAACCAAAAAAGGAAGTCGACCAAAGAGCCAAGCTTGAAGAAAGATGTGCTCTTATCTCAAAACAAGGCGTAAGGGCCATCAAGGCCGTCCTGAAGGACGAGAAGGATACTACTCTCCTAAGGCTTATCCGGCGTGCAGAAGGGCTTAGAAAGAAGCCTAGAGCGTCTGTGATATCTTTTTTGGACTCATTATTGGTTAAGCTGTCCCTTGAAAAGGCTGAGCAGATTGAGGCATCTATTGAGAATGATGATACTCCATTGCCTCGTATGCCCAGCACTAGCAGGGGGGAGACAATCAACTATGATGTGGTAGAATCAGAAAGAGAAACTGTTGCTCTTACAGCTGAGCAATTAAATCAATTCGCACTTGGCGAGCCCTTGGGTGGTGATTAATAGGTGCCAGGCTTAAATAGTATTGTCGATCTGGTACACCCAACTGTATCTGGAATTAATGTTATAACGTCCGATACAATCTGGGTGTTATTTGATCGCGAAATTGACGAGTCAACCGTTAGTAACGGAAACTTTTTTATTACCGGTCCAGATTATGATACCTGGACTGCTACAGATACGACCCTTTTTCAAGACTCTCCCAGTACAACCGGAAGTGGCAGTGAAGATATATTAGAATCTCCAGGCTATGAAGGATTGCTGCAGGGAACAGTCACATTTACGCGCGTCGATAACGATGATGCTTCGACGACAGTAACTGGCGTTTATGACACTACCGGTTCTGGTTTTGTATTCAGAACGAAGGCGATCTTTACTCCAGAAAATCGTCTGCAAGCCAGCACTACTTATACGGTCCATTTGTCTGGTGACGAAGATGACTCGGATGATCTTGTAACCGGCATTTCGGAACGGACAGTTTTTGACCCTATTTCTAGCGGCAATAATACAAGTGTGGGTACGGTTGAATTTGAGGGTGGGTACGTAGCTTCTTACAATGATATTTATCACCTAACCATCACAACTGCTGGTGATGTTGGTGATTCTAGGTTTACCTTTTTCCGCGAAAGCGACCCCACTTCTGTTTTTGGTCCATTTAGAACCAAGAGGAGTGGAGTCTTACTTTCCGACGGTGTTACTGCCGTATTTGACGACGGCAACTATGCGCTCAATGATAAATGGTCAGTTGTTACCAAGGCACCTAGTATTTTTACCGGCAACATTTTTTGGCCATTTAAAACTGGTAGCGGAAGTATTTCAACGTTACCTACAACTACATCTACAACTGTCTTGGGAGATATTCCAACTTCAGAAACAGTTGTATCACAATCGTCTAGCACTGCTTTTTCAGTAAGTTCTACTTCGCCGACTGATGGCGCGACTAATCAAAGCATTAGTGCACTCACAGATTATACGATTACAGCTACTTTTAACGCGGCCATTGATGCAGCTACAGTTGTGAGTGGCGTTGATCTAACAGTGCGTGCAGATTATGCTACTGGCGAAGCAGAAGATGGCAACGGTGCGCTTGGCGAGCTTAATGCCTATCCATCAGTTGCAGGAAGCACACTATCAATTATTGTTGGCTCTGGTCAGATTCGGGACAACAATATTATTACGGTTACGCTTGATAGCACGATAGCGAATCAATCTGGAACAGCACTAGGAACGGATTACGAATGGTCTTTTTCAACTACTTACGATCCGTTGTACTGCACGGTGCGTCGACTTAGGCTGGCAATTGGGGCTTTTATTTCTGATGTTCCCGATGACACGTTGAACCTAGCGATCCACGTAGCCTCATTGGCTGCAGATGAATTAACCTGGAACAGCGAGAACAACGATGATAGCTATTATCAATTTGCTCGCGAGATGTGGACCTGTTGCAGGGCACAAGAGATTCTACTCACTAATACGTTGGGTGGATCTGGTTCACTCAAGTCCAAAAAGTTGGGCGATTTGCAAGTTGAATACAATACCTCAAGTGATACCAATTTCCCCCTCCAGAGAGCCCTAGATTGTCAGGCAAAGTGGGAGGGAGTCCTACTGGCCGGAGGCCAGCAGGTTCAGAAGGCCGTGGGCGTTACCAAGGGCCTTTTGGATACAGATCGACCTCCTGTTGGCAGAGGATGGTATCATTCGGCAGACAATGTTACCCACCAAGTTCCTGTTGGTAATGCTAGGGTACTATTTAACAATCACAGTAGATATCGCAAGCATTATAGGGAATCTCTGCGGACCAGTCGTGGTCGACGCGGATGGTGGGAGCGTTAATCATGCCCGAAGACCTATACGAAAAAACAACCGGAAACCTCAATTATTATGGTACTTCAACTACCGGTTCTGAGCCCAATATGCGCAATGAGCTCATCAATACGCTCGATGGCTCGTTTCCAGAGGTCGCCAAGAAGCAGACTGGGTTACTGCGCCAGATGCGCTTGGATAGCGATGGAGAGTTAATTCCCTGTGAATGTGTTGATGAAATTACCCATGAGCCCGACAAAGACCGGTTTTGTCCTGTCTGTTTTGGAGAGGGTTATATGTGGGATGAGGCTCAAATTACCTTTTACAGAACCTTGGAAGATTCTGATATTGATAACATTTTGCGCGACAAGCTCTATAAGCCGGGCTTGATAAATCACCCACTTGTAGTATTCTATGTTAGATACAGCGATACTATTCGCAAACATGACAAGATAGTTGAGTTAGAGCTGGATGATGATGGGTCTGTTTCAGATCCAATGACACGCAGGGCCATCCACAAGATATCTGTTGTTTGGGATTATCGTTCAGATAATGGGAAACTTGAGTATTATAAAGTATTTGCGCACGATCAGGATGTGAAGTACTTAAATGCTCCGTCATATGAGGATGTATAATGCCTTTCGAATCGGTGCTCAGAACAGACATCCTGTCGGAGGATCTTACAACTGATCAGCGTAGGGTTTCAGTAGTTGCGGAACATCAATTTAAGAATATCGTTTCGCATGCAGAACGTTTTACAAGAACTACCTCGCCAGAGCCTGCCAAAACGATTGTGGAGACTATGGCGTTAATTAAACAAGCAATTGAGGATTATGACAACCAACATCATACAACAGAAGATGCTAAAGTTGTTCTGCTGTATGAAGAGCCAGCAAAGTTAAAGCAATTAGAAGCCATTACTATCAAACTGATCAAGAGAGAGCCAGGAATGTATGGGCAAGGAAGCCCATTCGAAAACTCAACCAGACAGTTGAAGCCTATTTTGCGTGAAGTAAAAGACGACACCGAGGAACCGGGCTATAAAAGGGCGGTCTTGGGTCAATTTTACGATAACATGCTTCGACTAACTTGTTGGGCTCGAACAAACAAGACAGCGAACGATAGGGCGTTGTGGTTGGAGACTGTAATGGAGGACTATGCATGGTTCTTTGTGTACAGTGGGGTAAATAGGATCTTGTACCAAGGTCGAGGTCCTGAAGAAACAATCAAGGTGGAAGACAATTATGTATATGGTCGAGCAATCGATTATTACGTTAGGACGGAGAAATTGCGCAGTATTAGCCAAAAAGAACTTGAGGAAATCGTGGTAAGACTAGCATTGTCTGCAGGGATTTCCACTTAAACAAGGAGGCAACCTTACATGTCGTTTGAAAATTTGCCTGGCATTTTTCCAAATTGGATTGATGGCAATCTGCAAATTGCATCCGTCAACGAGAATCCCGTAGTGTTGGTTCTCGGTACGTCTCCTCGGGGAGACACGGAAACGCTTTATAAGGTCAACAGTGTATCTGATGCAGCCCGTGTATTCGGGCGTAGCGATGGTACCCTGGTTCGTGGTCTTTATGAAGTTGTTGCCGGTGGAGCCGAGAATCTACGTTTATTGCGTGTGGGTGCAACGGCTGCTTCTTTGAGCAATGTTGGTGGCGGTATTACCATCACCACCGTATCGAAAGATTATGATTCTGGTACTGACTATAATGTATTCTGGGATGATGCAGCAGGTCGGTTGCGTGTATGGCGTGCGTCTGACGACGAACTCGTATACGACAACAACCCGACGTATCCTTCTGCAGCAATAGATCTATATGAGGTATCTGTAACTGGATCAGCATCTGGAAATCCGGGGGATATTGGTACCCTGTCATCGCCGTTGACTCTCAAGGCGGCCCATGGTGTTAGTGGCGCTTCTTATAGTGCCGGCACCGATGGCATTACCTTGAGTCGCATGGAGCTTTTTGAAGCCCTGTATCGTGCATATGTAGTATTACAGAATGAAGATCTAGATGTTGTTGTTCCTCGGAACGTATATTTAGATGATTCAAATGTAAAAGATATGACTACGGCACAGGTTGTGACGCTGAATACGAGTGCTCCATGGGCCCTCACGTCTGCTTATCCAGAACCCGGTTCGTCCTACGATGCTCTTGGCAAAGTATTTGCTCAAGAGTATGAGGGCGAATGGTACTTCTGGTGGGATATGGATAATGACGGCGTAGCCGAAATTTTTCCTTCGGCCGGTTCGGCATCCGCATCAACGGATGCTAACGGTACGGCTCTTGAGGCTGCAGATTTTCACGAAGCTAACTTCGGCTATCAATTAGCGGATTTTTGCTACACTCAATCAGAAGATAACGCTGAGATGATCGGTGTTATCGGTATGTTGCCGCCAGCTAGCTGGGCTTTGAAGGATGTAAGTAATTGGATCGGTGAACTTCCAACTTATACGGAAGACTCTTCGGGCAACTCTGTAATCTCTGCTGCTGCCGATAATGGTTCGGGTCTACTTGGTAACAAGTGGATGGCGGGTCGTAAAGGCAATAGTAGCACTGGATTACCTGGCCATATCGTCAGCGGTATCGATGGACTTGCTTATGGTGGGTTTATCGCAACTGATAATGGTTGGCCAGATGGTTCTCAGCAAGAGGATCGCAATGAGCATCTGATCGACATTGGTAAGTATATCTCTGTCGTAGGTGCACAGGCGGTACTTGCCAATCCAACGAATCCAACTTCATATGCTGCTAGTGGCGCGTCTGTTTATGCCGGATTGATCGCATCACTGCCGGCTAACAGTGCTCCAACCAACAAGCTCCAGCCCGGAGTCAGGCTTCCCTTTAGGATTAGCGTGGCCAAGCTGGATAGTCTTGCTGGATTGGGCTATGTAATGTTTCAACGTAAGACCAAGGGTATCGTCGTTGCTGACGCTCCGACGGCATCCCGCCCAGATAGCGATTATCAACGGTTGACCACCGTACGTATTGTTAAGGCGACTATCGACGCAATACGTAATGTTGGCGACAAGTTTATTGGAGAACCGATTACTGGTGCGAGGCTTGCGGCTCTGGAGACCGCAATTAATCAGTCCCTGGTGAAATTGCAGAAACTTGAGTTCCTGCAAAGATTCCAGGTTGCTGTAACCTCGACACCTACGCAGCAAGTACAGGGTAAAGCGGACGTCGAGATGATCCTCGTCCCGGCCTTTGAGCTGCGTCAAATCACCGTGTACGTGTCGCTCGCGGCACAATAGGGAGGATAACTAGATGCCTACTCAGGGAAGTCCTTATGCAAGAAGTTATAACAGTTTCTCTGGCGTGGATATTAAGGCTGTCTTCGCTAACAAGGTGATTGGTGAACTCCAGGCCATCAGTTACTCCATTACTCGCGAAAAAGCACCGGTTTATACGATGGGCTCTTCAGATCCACGTTCTTTCTCTCGTGGAAAGCGCGGAATCGCTGGCACGCTCGTATTTATCGTGTTTGATCGCCATGTACTACTGTCAACGCTTGGTGGATACAGCACTGACGGTGGATTGAAGTTTCAGTCCGATATCGATGATATTAGACCGGAATTTCGCGACCAGACAGAGGTCGGCGGAACCGTGGGTTCTGCAGGCGGGCTTTCGTCCGTATTGCAGGGAACCAGCGGAACCTCGGCTGCTGATACGATTGATAACCAAGAGAGTCCTCTCACTAGCGTGGGTTCGGACCAAGAAATTGCTACCGCATGGTATGCTGACCAAATCCCGCCCTTCGACGTGACTTTGGCAGCTGCTAACGAATACGGTGCTCTCGCTGTAATGCGTATCTTTGGCGTCGAGCTACTCAACGAAGGCTATGGCGTTTCGATTGATGATATCGTTTCGGAACAGCAACATACATATGTTGCCCGGACAATTATCGGTTGGACCCCAGTGCCGAGTGCTAACGCTGAGACCATTGCATCGCAGGGCGGAGTGAACACTAGTTCCTAGTGCTAACTCAGCAACAGTCTAGAATAGCCCCCTGGGGATTGACCTGGGGGGCTTTTCTTTTAATATAGAAGAGGTAGCTTTTCCACATTTTATTGCTATCCTAAACTTGGTGGTGTAAATGGGCTTTAGCTTTGGTAAAATCAGCAAAAGTAACTATGATTACTTAATTGGCGACGAATATAAGTTTACGGGCACTGTAGTTGCAAACGGAATCAGCTACAGCGGCGCTGATATTAAAGTCGTAGTTAATGTATATCAGGAAGCACTACAGCGACTCAGAAAAGAAAGCGATGAGCTACTAGCTGAACGTCAAGAATATCAAGACTTTGCAGATCAAGAGTGGCAGAACCGCAAGAGAGCTATCAGGGAGCTTCAGGCTCTTAAGCCGGGAACCCAGGAGCGAAACCGTAAAGCGGGAGAAGTAGCTGCCCATGATTCAAACTATGAAAATGCCAAAAAGGCTGCAGATGCCCTAGATTCTCAACATAAAAGTAAATATCAAGACTTAGATAAGCCTCCCACTAAGGTTTTGGCTGAAGCGCAAACGTTGTCTATTTCAACTTATCGCGAAAAGGTTGGCGTAAGGTCATTGGGATCAACATACCCTAAAGCGTTTACCCGTGGGCCGCGTCAAATCGCAGGCAGTCTTATTTTTACAGTATTTGATCGAGATGTGCTTTATGATTTTCTAGAAGCGCATCCGTCAGATTTTGATTCAAATACAGCGTCCTCAGCCATCATGGACCAGCTACCACCTGTTGATATTATTGTATCGTTTGCTAACGAGATTGGGTCTGTCTCGCGCATGGCCCTTTATGGAGTAGAGTTTATGAGCAGCGGACAGGTGATGTCGATTGAAGATATGCTAACTGAAAACACTGTTAATTATGTGGCGCGCGATTTTGATCCAATGAGTCATGTTGGCGTGGTTGATCTTACCAAGAGCAACGAAGATCAATTTATTTGGCATAGCAAAAAGGCCAGTGACCTTTTGTACGAGGATGACTATGAGGAGATTCGATCTGCCGTAGATCCTTTTGAGCGTTTTCGTCGACGGCGCAACCCATTCTTATAGGAGTGTCTTAAATGCCTAGACCGCCATTTACAGCCATACATGATATGGACTACTTTTCTGGTAGCCAAACATTTCTATATATTGGTGACGTTTTGGTTGATGAGGTCACCTCTATTCAATATAGCTTAAGTCAGACTAAGGCTCCTATCTATGGTTATGCTTCTCAGATGTTTGACACTGTTGCTGTTGGACAGGTTGGCGTGTCGGGAAACTTTACAGTGAACTTCAAAGAGGCTGGATATCTCTGGGCAGTATTGCGGCGCTATTTTCAAATTGCAGATTCAGGTATTACATTTGGGGGACCCAAATCTGGATCTGGAAAAGCTGAGGATCGCCTATTAAAGAATTATGAAAATGCACGGGTTGAGGCAGGGGGCTCACGGTCCCAGTTAGACGAAACACGTCGTGGTGTTTTGGGTTTAAATAAGCCCCTAGTTGGATCCAGGGGTAGTCGTATATCTCTGGCATCTATTGAGCGCCTATTATCTGGCGACGCCAATCGCGATGAGCGTTATGATTTTTATCAAAGCATTGCTGGCTATGCAACGTTTGACCAGGATAGTCCCCGAGATAAGGCCTTCGAAGATCTAATGGAGGTTTTTGAAGACCAGGTATGGGGTTCCAGTACGAGCAATGAGGACCTGATCAATCAATTGCGCAGGGCAGACGATAACAGGTTTGATGGCTTTGATATCTATATTGTGTACGGCAACTACCAAAACGAGATGGCCAACCATACTGTGCGTAAGATCGTAGGGGCCCATATTACCGGACAAGCACAAATGGTACAGATTGATGGACAGCCACTACAGGAACAATATACATTTTTGGCCCAAACTATTGTATAGTTATTTTATTTGCATAAGTTAGCGAAAAATGCTACTTTGTTAGAACCAAACTACGGAATACAGGAGAATATAATGAGCGAAGAAGCAACCGTGCAAGAGCAAGAAGCACCACAAGAACAGGCACCTAACCTTATGGCATTACTCAAAGAATTCAAGGGTGCCCCAGACCAGGCGCAGATTGATGCTTGGAAACAGCAGTACGGCGAAGTATTTATTTCTGGCTTTTCAGAGGATGAGGTTTTTATTTGGCGTCCCATCTGTAGACCAGAGTATATTGAGGTACAGACAAAGCTGCAGGATCCAAAGAACGATCTCAATCAGTGGGATCTAGAGGAGCTGATTTGTGACACGGCTGTGCTCTGGAAGTCCAAAGATGTTGATTGGAAAACCGGAAAAGCTGGCACCCCACAGAGCCTTTCAGAACAGATTATGTCTAACTCGAACTTTATGTCGCCTCAAGCTGCCAGCATGTTGGTTGCAAAACTGTAATGATTGATGTCATATCGTCAACTAGTCGATACGCGCCGTCACTACGGCGGTGTTTATACTACATCTTTTGAGGATGGGTTAATAGTTCCTTGGAAACCCCTATCCCTAGGGGATTATATTCAATATGATGTAGATATTCAGCGCAAGTTTATCCCTCCATCTGTAATTGAGGATGAGATCTTTCGCAAATGTGTCCTCGACCCGAGGATCGTAGAAGACATTCATACCTATCGAGCTGGACTAGTATCCACAGTCGTTCAGACTATCTGGCAGTTTTCTGGTCCTACTAGTGGGCCTAGTTTTCAAGAAGATATTGAACAAACGCGTCTCCTTATGGCTGGTGGCAATTCAGCTATCTTGCATCAGTGTAGCGAAATTATAGCTACAGCTTTTCCGTATAAGCCAGAAGAGATCTATGCCATGGACTATCGTACATTTTTGACCAGACTCGTACAGGCTGAATCCAAAATGTTAAAAGTTGGTCTACTTAAAGAGCCCGTATCTATCACACAGCTTGACCAGGAGCCCCAAACAAAACAGGCTCCGAAATTTGCCAATCTTAATAAGCCAGACATTGATGCCAAGAGACTATGGGAGCAGCAGCAGCCAAAGCCTGTAGTCCAGAAACCCAAGAGTGAGCCTAAAGCTGCAGGCGGCAAATGGTGGAAGGTATCCCCTATCTTAGAAGCTAAAAAGAAACACAATGTGAATTTTGGGGCAGAAACCAAGATGACAGAACAATTCTTGTTAGATAGCCACGAAGCCCGTGAGCCTGAAGAAATGCGTCGTTACCTCATAGACTCCAAAATTGGCAAAGTTCGTGATAAGATGATAAAACAGGCTCAGGATATGTATTCTGATGTCATCAAGCAGCTGGAATCTAAAAAGAAGTAGGTGTCGTGATTGCCTCCATTTCAGCCCTATACATATGGACTCAGTTCCAACCAGCCGGTAGCGCTGGCTGAGGACAGTTTAACTAGGGCTGAGGCAAGTACGCGTACGTATTGGGATGCCGGCCCGCAGCCACTATCTAACCCTCTAGAAGACCAACTATCTGGCTTAGCTTCTTTTGGTCTGGGCGTTGGGGCATTAGCTGCCGCTGGTCGTATGCAGTTCGGCCAGCAGCGTGGATGGGACTTTTATGCCCGTTTTATTCGGACAGTTGAAGAGTTTTCTCCTGGTCGCGTTTTACGAACCTTTCAGCTAAGCCACCTAATTTCTCCCCTTGAGACGGCCTCAAGGCAACAAAGGTATATTTCTGGCGCAGTTTTACAAGACCTGGCTCAGCGCAAGGGAGGGAAAGACTTCCTGCGTTATATTGCCAGGTTGACAGGCAGAGATCCGCAATTCCTTGATGATATTCTAAGCTACGGTATCCGATTTGAGGGCGGCAAGCTTTTTCTAGGCAAAACGAATAAGGTCATTCTGAAACATGCTGCTGTTATCAGATCTCCTGCATTTGCAGCTCCTGCGTTCCAGATGGGTTATGTGAGATCTGCATTAGGTGGCCCTGCCGCTGACGATATTTTCAAGAGCATGATTAAGTTTCGGGGGGTCACGGGCCGACCCGAGCACGAGTCATTTCTCTTTATTGGAGGCAAAACAAGAGCACAGGCATGGCGTCGTTATCTTTTTGGATATGGCACAACTCTAGTTGAGAGAATGAACCAGTTGGCACGAGCACCCTTCGAGCTCGAGCCCTTTGCTACCATCATGCACAAGGTGCCTATTTTGCGTAGTTTGCGCCTGGGTGTGGTTCCGTCGAGTGGCCTCAAGACACTTGGTAAACTAACTGGAAAACTGGGCATCCTTGGTTTTGCCGCAATGCTGGCCTATAAGGAACTCGATTATCAGGCTAGAAAGTCTGAATTTCTTGACAAGACTCTTCTTGGGGAAGGTATCACAGCTGGCATTGGTAAGCTAGTAACGCAATCTAATCTTGCTGCTTCGCGCATCGCAGAATACACGGGACTACAAGATTATCGGGAATGGCAAGAAAAGATTGCTCCTGGCAGTACCAGCCTAACTAAATTGGCCGCTTTTCCGATTATGGGTGCATTGGGTGCCTCCTGGATGGGGTATGGAAGGCGCATACATGAACAATTGAAGTTTCAGCGCATGGGCCTGTCCATGAATGAAGCCGCTATGGCCACAGCAGCCCAAAGCGATGCCTTTATGGCTGCTATTTATGGAAGGAAAAAGAAGCGTCCATCATATCTACCCTCTCAGGCACAGCAGATCATACATCAACAAACAGAGAAGCGAGTAGCTGGCTGGGAAGGCAAGATGGCCAAGTTGGTTGCAAGTATGCAGGATGGGCGACGAAAGGGCCTGACCGGTACTTTAGCCCGTATGATGGGACAAATGACCCCTAGCAAAGTTCATGCGATCTTGGGCATAGGTGTGGGTTTTGGACTTATACTTCCATTTTTGCCTGGAGCATTGTTGCCATCAGAAAGACCAGAAGAACTAGAGGCCCTTTACGCTGGCCGCAAGAGGGTTCCGGTTCGCAAGGGTCGATGGTGGGAATTTGGACGTTCCCCGTATGAAGGTAAACGGGTCCAATACTATAGGCAGCACTGGTATCCGCGCATGCTTACCCGGGCTAGAGAAAAAGCTATTTATGGCGAAGATATGTCGCCGTTTGAGAGATTTTTTCACGAGAATTTCACCTATGAGCTTGAAAAGAAACATTATTATGAAAGGCCCTATCCGGTAACGGGAACAGCATTTGAGGATATTCCATTCATAGGGCCGGTATTGGCAGCCACCATTGGGCGTTTCTTTAAGCCCCCTAAGTTAATGCATACAGAGGACTGGATGCGCGTAGGGGCAGAAGGTGAAGAATTAACCGTTAGAATGCCTGAAAAATATGGTTATGAGCCTGTTGCTGAAGAGGTCGGCGGAGAGCTACCCCAGGGATCTCCTATCTCTCCCTACGGGGCCAAGGGGGTTGTCGGCGAGCAGATTTACCGTATGACAGAAATGATTGGTTTGCCTGGTTTTACCATGACAGCCATAAAAGAGGCCATCACAGGAGAATCTGATACTTTTGCCCAGGAGATGCAATTAGAGTCTGCTCGTAGACTGTACGGCGCAGAGAGGGCTTATTGGGATCTTGAATTAGGTGGCGGGATAGGCACCACAGAGCTTGTGCGACGCCTGTATCCACATAGGCGACGTCAGATACCCATGTATAATCCGATCCGGAACCGTATGCCAGAATGGCTCCCAGGGGCCGGAGAACGCGCTCCAGACTTCTTAAAGGGTGATCCGTATGCGAAGGTCCAAGAAGGGGAATTAAGGCTTCCTGGGCCGGGCTACGCAGCCCTATACCCAGAGTTGGAAGGGGTTGCATATGAGGATTATCCTCTGATCCATAGATTTGCTATTTTGGCAGACGTGGCCCCATATACAGAACGATTCAAACAGATTGAGCGTCAAGTAAGGGCAAGCATCAAAAGGAATGAGCTTTCTGAGCAAGAAATTGCTATATATCGCGAGCGGATGGAAGAAGTTAAGGCTCGCAAAGTAAGAAAACAATTTTCCCCCTACAAGTACAGGGAGAGAAAACTGAGTGTTCCCGAGATGATACTGGCTGAAGCCAATGAATTAGAGAAGGAGAAGGCTGAGGAGGTTTCACTAATGGAAGAGGTCTTTGGTAGTTATTGGGAGACCTTGGCTCATGAATCTGAAACCCCACTTGAATACCTGACTCCAATTAGTCCAGGAGCAAAGCTAATTCATATGAGGACTGCGGTCGAAGATTATGAAAGAACAGTAGCATACGGAACAGAAAATGCATTCTGGGGACATCCCATCAGAGACTTCTTTAAGCCGTTTGCTGACACCATGAAGCATGCTCTTGGCTGGGAGGGCGAGCCCAGTCAAGTATCGCAAATGCGTGAATTAGAAGAGTATTTTGACATTTTAGAATATGTGAAGTACACCGCCCTCAAGCGACAGGCTGCGCGCCAACAGGATGAGGAAACTGTTGCCGACATGGAGCAAAAACGTCGCGAAACTCTATTTGGGATTAATCCATATACGTATAAGTTTTCCCAAATTTTTCGAGCACTTCCAAGACGCGAGCGAGACTATTTCAATGCTTTTGTAGAAGCAGATATGGAGGAGCGTGCCCAGATTATTGGCATGGTCCCGGAAAATGAACAGGCACTTTATATAGCGCGGTGGCAATTGCGTGATGCAGATAACCTACGCAAGGCTATTAAAAAGGGCCTTTTGACTGAAGATCAGGTTGAACAGGCCAGGCAGACACTCAACGAATTATATCGCAGTCGCGATGTTGAGGGAATGCCAACCAGCAAAGAACTATGGGTGGAGTATCTGGCGACGCGCTTAGACGGAGAGAGTTATGCTGACTGGTATAGGCGCCGATATTTGTTGGCTGAAAAGTTGGATGGACGCATGCTTCCAGGGCCCGATTGGAAAGGATGGCATCCATCAGTTGACCTTGAGGATATCAAGTTAAAGATTGTTCAAGATGAAGGACGCAATATGTTTGAATACGATTTATGGCCAGATCGTGCCAGGATGGTTGCAAGGCGCCCAGCAGTAGAAGAGGCCGCAGAAGAATTACGTGGTACACTGAGTGAATCTGATGTGCGCTCTCGTATGCAGAATATCTTAGAAGCACACGGACTTGGCACGTCGCATGTGTCAGTATTACCGACACTTGGAGAATCTGTGGTAGATTTAGATATTACAGAGAACAGAGATGCGGAGCTTATTAGTATTGCAAGAAAGCAATTACTAAATTAGGGGGATCATTATGAATGTTATGGACCATGTATTTGGAAAACATGCTTCAGATATCTCCAGATACTTTTCAGAGTCGCGTAATTGGTTCTCTGAGGTTACAGACAAGACTTTAACTGCAGCGAATAAGGCAGTCCAGATGGGCAAGTCTCCCATTTTGGGAGTAAAACCAGTAGCATTAGGCGGCGCAGCAGCTGTAGCGCTAGCTGTCGCTTTGAGCGATCCTCCAGTAACGGCTGGTTCTGCTCCACGCGTGCAACCAGACCTTAAGAGTGGCACTGGTGGTTCTAGCCTAAAGCTGAATATGGGTGTTCATCCAGGTTCAGCCAACTCGCCCAGGGCACCAATTCCTCCAAATCCAGCTCGCATGGGCAATACGGCTCGTATAGCTGGTCCGGATACTGCTGGTCGAATGCGCGATGAACGGTACCGGGTTAATGTGCGTGGAACTTCAGAGGGCAGCGTAAACTATAATGTCTTGGCAAACGATATTAACAACTCTTTGGGCGGCAATGTCACCGTTAATACTAGGATTTCTGATTCAAGAAGGTCTTTGACCGCACAGAACATCAGTGATATTCTAGCAAGAGGATAATCGAGGGGTCTAGTTGGCTAATCCTAAAGAAGTATCACAAGTTACTGACTTAATGGTTCCGGCATCACGACCTGGTGTGGTTGCGGGAGAACAAGATACCTGCATCATTAACGACGTTATGCTACAGATTCCCCCTCAGAGAATCAGGGTTAGCAAACAATCGTTGAACTATGAATGGCATACCCTTCGGACCACATTTGCCCAGAAAGCCAAATCGGGTCACGGCAAGGTATTGATTACGCTAGATCTAATTTTTGAGGGCAATGCTGCAATTAACGGGCAAATGCGTCCGTTAATCGCCGGCCTGAGGGCCACGCCCTTTTGTGTCTGTTATAACAAATATCTACAAGATTCTCTTATGGGTATGGAGAATGCGAAATACCTTTCAGAAAGCAAAACTCAATATAAGCACCTGAGACCGTTAGCATTGGCTGTCACCGGGATGCATGTCCAGACTATTGAAGGGCATCCCGAAAGTGTCCGCGTAGTATTAGAGTTTATATGGTTTAATTACTCTCCTTATATGCCAGTGTGGGCGTATAAAGTAGGAGAGCTGCATGATAGGCCAGGTACTGCGAATAAGTCTAGTCTCTGGAAGAAATTTTATGAGCCTTTTATGTACTCACGCCATAAAATTGACTGGCCTCATCAGCCCGGATCTCGGAATAGCAAGACATCTATTTTCTTTCGCGAATTCGCTACATTTCCACGAGTTAATGCATCAGGCTATCGTGCCGTAAGACAGCTTCTTGAATTACTCAAGAACAATCCGACTGTAGTTATTCAAACACTTAACAAGGTATTGGCTGATGAAGAGATTGAGTGGACTGATCAGAATATTTTTGATGTTGTATATCGAGAACTAGCTAACAACAAAAATGTCAACGAGGAAATTCGCAAACGAATGAAACAAAGTTCGCTGCGCAACGGGATGATCACTCGTGCTGCAGAGGGCAAGGCCAAAGATGCCCTGAGCGCTATCGCAAGAGACACATACAACGATTCTGTTACCGGACAACACTCTTGGTCTCAGATGAGAGAAAAAGAAGTTGAGGATGCTATTCGCGAGCTCACAAAGAGACAGGAGGATGCTGCTCAGCAGGAAAAGATGTTGCAGTATCTTGGAGTTAGCAGCGAGAACTCGAGCGAATATAAAAAACTAGATACCTTTAGTTTATCTGGAGAGGTGCCCCATCGTGGAAGCCAGCTATTCATTGGAGGGTTTGATGTATATGGGCGCAAGAACAAGCTAGACATTGTCCCTGAAACCGGCTTTATTATTGAATCTATTGCTGTGACATTTTCTAATGCTTTGGCTGTAATTCCGATGATGGCCTATAGATATCCTACAGCCCAACATATTGGCAGTAATGACGTAGAAGTATCGATGGTACTTAATTGCACTAATGATGCTGCGCGTAGGCTGCAGGCATTATATGATGTCATAGAGGCTACGTCACTCAAGTATAAGATGATCCCGCAGGGATTTTTAAATCCGTGGATTTATAACGACCTTATTAATTTCTTTGGCCTAAAAGAGTTCTTGACCAAAAATTTAGTTATCGAAACTTACCCAGGTCAGCCCGGGCGCAGTCGTGCTATCTTAACCCTTTCTCATGCCGGAGTACTCAGTTCCTCTGGCCTTAGGGACCCAGAAGCTTTAGTGCAGGAATACATTTCTACCTCTAGTACAGTTCAGGGGCGCATGAATAAAGTATTCAGTTCCCTGATTCGAGAAAAGGGCCAGACCGATAGTTTGCTGACACCTGCTTCTTTAAAATACTACTTTATTGAACCCAAGATCAATAAGTTCAATCCTCGTTATGCTGCAATAGGCAATTTATTGCAAGACTATTGTGATGAGTATAACGGGTTTCTAAAGAGGGTTCACGGCGTGATGTGGGAAATGCCAGAAGAGGGCACTGGTGCTGGATCTTATGCTCCAGTGGAAGCTGAAGCTGAGGGCCTGGATCAAGCTAATTATAATGCACTCATGGATCTGGTTGAGTTTTCTTCAGAGCATGGTTTTATTGCCAATATCAATAGAATTCAAAATTCAGTTACTGATCGAGATTCAGCTATGAACGCTGAGGCTCAGTCTAGGGCTCGTACACGAAGGGCTCAAAGCGTAGACCAGATTACGAAACAGAGACGTCGATATCGGTCACTTAAAAGAGTATTCGGTATTGATGACAAGGGTCGGAAGGATTGGATTGAGCTTAATAAGCAGGCATATAATGTTGCTGATCCGAATTTTGATTTTCTCAAGAAGGTCTATCTCAACAAGTATCAGGAAGGCATCCAGCGTGCATTTGATACCATTATGAAGCAATATCCGGATCATCCAGATTTTGCTTCTGTGTTTCAGGTTATTGAAGATTCTCCTTTACGCAAGGGAACGATGACATATATGGATTTTCGTCCACAGATCAAATCTGTATATGGATATGTTAATCCATCAGAAGGGATTACCCCCTCAAAAAATAGGCGTGGCGGCACTGTCAAAGAAGAGGAACTGATCCAGTTTAATCCAGATCTATATTTGTACTACCCCGTATTTGATGGGGGGATTGTTAATCTATCTGAAGGCAAGATTATTGATTCTGATGTCATCAACAAAGCTAGAAAACTTAGTTTAAAGACATTTGACGAGGCGCAGCAATCTACCAATGATTGGTTTAAGGGTAACTACTTATCTAGCTTACGTAATGCATCGATTTCTCAGCCATACGATAATCTCGAAAAGCGACTAAAGAATGGAGAGTTGCAGGCTCCTTTTTATGAGGGGGAGTCTTGGAAGAACTCAACAAGAACCACAGATATCCAGAAGACTGTTGTTGTAGATGATCTTAAGCAGGGGCATATCAACTATCCTCGACCCGGTATCATGCGTGGTCAAAACGAGATCAGCGTAGCCAATACGATGTCAGCATTGTGGCAAGGCGCGGATGCTGGAGCTAAACCCTATAAGCCAAGCGATAGACAACGTTCATCGCCACCAGTCTCCGGAACAACTAAAGAGAGAGCGAAACGCATCTTTCCTTATGTAAAGCAAGCAGCACAGAAATGGGATTTAGATCCTGGGCTTATTTATGCTGTTATCGAAAAAGAAAGTGGCGTTGGTCGCAATATGGGACCTAACCAGGTAACCGCTACTGGGTATATGCAGTTATTGCAATATGAGATCAATCCGCGAACCAGGAAACGAGATGTTCCAAGTGAAGCACAGCAATTTGCTACGCAAAGAGGACAGACCCTATTGGATCCTGGAACCAATATAGATCGAGGCTGTTTTCTCTTGAATCGCTATTCTAAGAGGGCCTCCAAGAAGGGATTGCGCAGAGGTAGTAACGAGCATACAGAGCTGTTATTGGCATATTATAATATGGGTCCCGGTATCGTTGACCAATGGCAAAGCGCAAAAAAGAAAACAGCTCGTGGACAATCTTTGTCTAGCAAAGAAGAGCGTCGCATTGGCGAACCCCCCGAGACTGGTGGACAATCAGGTGGTTTCGGATCTGTAGCATCCCCTACGGGGCTTATTCCGCTGCGCACATACAAGCGCTACACAAACAAGATTATGTCTAATGTGCCTAAGTGGCGCAAGTTTGTAGCTGAGCAGAATGCGAAGTCTGGGACCCCGTCTGCGTCACAACAAGCACGCATAGATCGTGGTAGGGAACAGGCGCTTAATACAGATGTCACCTCTAGTACCCTGTCTCCTATTACTGAGGCCATTAAATCATTCGAAGAAGACCTCTATCATGGTCAGGCTCAGAGCCTGATACGTGCCTATCCAGCATTTAAGTTATATTTTATCGAAGATGATAGCCAGGAAAAGCGTTTAGCCTTCGATGATTTTTTCAGCTATAACGCTGTGCAGTCTATTCGTGTAGTGAGAAGTCGCAATATCCCCGCCGACATGTGCGAGATCGTATTAACTAATATATCTGGCACCCTTACCAATCGTAAATTTCGCCAGGGCCGCGATGGTGGCTCCGCCCCAAGGGATTCTTCTGGTCGTATCGTACAAGAAAGTATTAACCCTAGTCTTTCTGGAACCTCCATGGAGAATCCGATTGCATCCCTATTGCTTCGCGAGGGAACACATATTTCTTTAAGGTTGGGTTATTCTAATGATCCAGATAGGCTTGAACTAGTCTTTACTGGCGTTATTACAGAAATCGAATTCTTGGGCTCAGAAGATTTGATTCGCATTTTAGCTCAAAGTTACGCCATTGAGCTCGTACAAGATATCAAGGGCTTTGAAAAGCCGAAAAAGGTAGGCTCTTGGGAAATACTCGGCTGGGGACCTGCTGGACTTCAGGATGCATCGACATCTAAAGTTCTAGAAGAGATGATTACACAGCCAGAGGTTGTCCACTTTGGGCGATGGAAAGCATTGGCACAAAATGCGACGCCTCTACGCGAGTTGCTTACGAACAAATATCACTATGTGCCCACACCACAGGACGATAATATTTTCGCACCACCTCCAGAAATGGAGTCTGAGGTGCTTTTGAATGAGGGCTGGTTTATTGATTCAACTAGTTATGTAATCTACCGAACAACCATTTGGGATATCTTTCAGGAAATGACGCTCCGTCATCCCAATTTTGTTGCTTTGCCTGTTCCTTACAAGGGTAGGGATACAGAGCGAATGACTATGTTTTATGGTTTACCTAATCAGTTGTATTTTGCACGTGATGCCGACTATAAAGAAGAGAGCGCATCTAATGTCCTTAGGGACCGCATCTCATATCTTGAGCGTAAACAGAAAGAGGCAAAGGCTGTTTCTAGTGGACTCTATAGGATGGAGGGATCTAACTGGGGCCCTGGCAAGCGCAAGGCTACCGATGATGAAGAGGCACGCGAATTAGCGGCGAAGTTTACAGCTGAATCTATCGGGCGTACCATAGATCGTATTAAAAATCAGAGATTGAGACTTGCCAAGAGGTCTGGGTATATTAAGCCATTTAGAAACTACCATTTATTAACCAGCGACTATCATATTATCTCTAACAATATTCAGGCTAATGCTCGTGATGTGGCCAATACGATTGTTGTTCAATATGGTGCAGACGCCGATCCTTCTGAGATAACCAGCAGTATTGGTGGAGGGGAAGTTGCTGTGGCGGGTGCAGACGAAAACGTAACTGTTAAACTGGATTCTGCTCTGCCAACAGAGGAGATTCGGACGCAAATCGCCCACTTTCTTAACGTGACAACGGAGGATATGGCCAAGCGCTATGGGCTTGGAATGCTGCTCAGGAATGTGCGCGATATCTATAAGGGCGAAATTGCGCTAATTGGCAATCCCAAGATTAAGCCTTGTGATATCTGCTATCTTTTTGATCAATACAACGACATGATTGGTCCAGTGGAAGTTGAGCAGGTTACACACGTGTTTGATTTTCAACACGGATTTCGCACAGAGGTCAAGCCAGATATGTTTGCCCAAGTAGGAGAATGGGCCCTATTAAGTACAGCTGATGCAATGGGTGTAGTTATGGAAGGGGCCCTCAAGCATGTCTTTGGAAGTAGTGTGCTAGGAAGTGGGGCTGGTCGCGCTGTTTTATCTGGGCTCAAATATGGCTCTCGGGCGGCAGCATTCTTTGGTCCAGCGGGCCTTATTGCTGCTGGTGCGGTACACTATATAGGCGGGTTTATGAGCCAGGCCATTGTAAACTTTACACAAATGGGTTATCCGCTGGTACTCAGTCCACTACAACATCGCGGACGCGTATTTGCGGGTGGCGTGCCTACTAGTAAGTTGCCAAAATCTATGTGGAATCGTATGTTTGGCGAATGGACGCCAATGGCAGAACAGGGTTTTGCGATGTGGGCAGAAGATAAAGTTGATGAAGTCATGGTTGGACTCAAAAAGCTGGGTGGTCTTTGGGGTGGTGGCTATTCTGAGGGCGATTTCTGGAATGATGGGAATACTTTAAAAGTTAAGTAGGTGACAAAATGTCTAGTACTGGTACAGTAAATAGAAGGGTAATTGCCGGCACAACGCTGATGAGTGAGCGTCAGCGCAGCGTGGACGGAGAGATGGTTTCTAATCCAGCGATGCTGGAGGGGCTACACGCTCAATTTGGAAATATCTCAGAAGTGCATCCGGCAATGTCGTGGGTGAAAGCGAAAGATAATAAAGGCATTCCAATTGGGGATCCTCGCAAATGGATTCCCCTTAATCATTCGGCCAAAGAATTGGCGGAGAGATTTGGCAAAGTAACTATTGGGATGAGGGTGCTAGTTATCTACAAGGGACCCAATGTAAAAGACGCGAGCGCATTTATTGTTGCCGAAACTGCTATCAAGAAACCGGTGGCCAATTTTGTGCCCAACGTCGCAAGTATTGGAATTCAAAAGATTTTTCCACCAGGAAGTGGAATATAGGAGGCTGTTATGGCTTTAGTCCCGTCGCCAACTACTCGATTATTTAGAGCGTCTGAGCTATCTCCTGCGTCAATTGAGATTCAAGAGACCCAGGTAACTATTTCAAGCGATCCGAGCAAATTCATTGCTATCGATGAAAAGGGCATTTATGTCAGGGGGCCAACAAGTGAGATTAATCTGGGTCCCCAAAGACGCAGAGCGGGACTATTTATTGAGGAATTTGACCTATTAAGGATTATTCCCAAGACCATTGTGACTCCATTTCCCTTAAATTATTTATCGCCACCCTTACATGTGGCGCCTAATTTCCAAATGGACATGGCTCTGTTTGCAGCCAATCTAAGGTAGTGTGGGTGATTTAGAATGGCAGGACTTTATGATGACATCGATATTAGGTTCTACTGGAATGGTGATTTTGGTCTGGGACATGATGGCGATTTCGCTGATACCCTAGAAGATGGACTACTATCGTTGCGTCAGGAATTACATGATATATGTGCTAGTGCTTTAGGCGACTGGGAACTATATCCGAATCGGGGAGCCGGATTAGAGGACTATATCGGAGAGCCCAATACACGCAGCGTTTCTGAGTCGATCCACGATAGGGTACGTATGGCCATTATTGCTGCTGCTTTGGTAGCTGAAGATGACCTAGAGGTTCGGGTTGTTCCGGTACATCGTCACAAGGTGCTAATTTTACTCAGTGTCCATGTTATGCCGAGTGCTTTTAATAAAATGAATGCAGAATCAAGTTATCTGAAAACTGCATTATTATTTGATTTTGTCGAGCAAGGAATGCTATTTTTTGATAAAATTCCAGAGTTGACTAATATTTAACTGGAGGTAGCTTAATGCCCCTTTTCTCTCGCAACCTTACGGACCTGACAGCAGACACCCTTGAAGAGCTGTCAACCACCACCAATATTACCAGGCTATCTGCCGGATCTAAGGCCAGAGCTCTTCTGGACGCTGTTAATAAGCGTCTTGAGGAAGCCTATGAGAGTTTTGATCTCAATATGGCGCGCGCGTTTGTGTCGGCAGCGCCTGGCCAATACTTAGATCTCATTGGAGATCTGTTGGGTGTAACCAGAACTTCTTCAGTAGCTGCAACTATTGATGGCGACCTGGAAATCGTAAAGTTTTATGTAGATACGGGTACTTTTGGAGATATCAACGGGGGCAATGCAATTGTAGTCAATGAAGGCAGCGTTATTTCAACTCAGCCTAATCAGAATGGAATCACTTATCGTGTTACTTCTACAGAAACCCTGCTTGCTAGCGCCAGTGCGGGGTTTGTGTCAGCTGAGGCAATTCAGCCTGGCACGGCAGGCAACGTGGGTGCGGATTCTTTAGTTTATCATAATGTTATTGATTATAGCGACGTAGATAATGGCACCTTAAAGGTTACGAATGTTCACCCAATTGCCAACGGGGCGAACCTAGAATCCGATGCCAACTTTAGGTATAGGATTTCCAATAGGGTTCTTGAGGCACAGGCTGCGAATGAAACTTCTATACGCCTATCGGTATTGTCGACTCCAGGAGTATCAGATGTTTTAATTGTTCCACGTTATCGTGGCATTGGTACTTTTGGGCTGATTATTGAATCAGTGACTCCGACTGTAACCCAAAATCTACTAGACGATGTAACGGCTCGAGTTGAGCTAATGCAGGGTCTCGGTACTATTGCCTATATTCGTGGCCCCAAAGAAGCTGGATTGACTATTCGCACCACTGTCGAATACGGGCAACAATATGATCAGGATGCGCTTGATGATATTGAAGATGAGCTGGATAATACCATTCGTAGCTTTGTATCAGATCTCGGTATTGGTGACGAGTGGTCAGTTAATAGGATGGTATCGGAAATGTTCAGAGTATCCTCCAAAATCAAGAATTTTGGAATTGCAGGCACTCCGCTTGAAGAGGTGTATGTCTATACCGAATCCAAGGTTCAGGATAACCGTGTCAAAGAACGCTTGTTAGGAGACTATTCTCCCGATAGTGACGAGAGGGTTATTATTGAGCCGTCAGTAACCAATGCAATTACATTTGATCGAAAATTCTCTAGGCGGTTATAATCGTGGCAACCAAGGCTCTTAGCGCACAGCGTATCGTCAATGCTTTTCCTATGTGGTCTGAAACCCGTATGAACGAGCAAAGTCTTGGTTATCAGTTTGCCAACGTCATTGGCAATCGCATGGACGATATGCTGAAGCAAATTCAGAAGATTCGAGATAGCTATTATATAGCGTTAGCTAATGTGGCCGATATCGATCTGTATTACTATATGAGGTTGCCAGATACCTATGAGTTTACCAAGGATGATGATGATACCACTGAGTGGATATATACTCCACCAACAGCAAGCGGACTCGTTGATGGCACTTATTTTTCAGTTTCGGCGCCAACAGAAAATACAGTTGAGAACTTTTGGTATTTGACTCCACCGAGTCGCATTTCTCTTGGCACTACAGCGTCTGGCGCTTATCTTATGGCTAGCGGATACGCATGGCAATCACCACTTTCTCCGGTCGTGGTATCTGGGACTATTGATGTTCCCAATCGTCTCTATGTAACTGTTTCGGGCGGTTCACAATACCTATATGTTGATGATTACAATATTACGTCTCGCACTATTGTGCAGCTTGATGGGGAGGATCGACCTGGGGGCGAGCTTATTGAAGAGATGTATTATGTCTATGATGAGATTCAGCGCAGTATCCATGAGTTTAGCCAGCTTGATAAAGTTAATATATATACTCCCAACAATAATAGTGACATTTTTGTGACTGTTCAATCGGCCAGCTACAATCTTCCCGAGCTGCCTCACGCATGGAGAGACATGACCCAGACATCTTATCGAGATGACATGGAACTGTTTTGGGGCATTGGGCAGGGTGATGTCGATGGCCAGTGTACGTTAGAATTGCGAAAATATAATGCTGACGATCCAACAATTCGCTTAGGAGGATTTACGGCGACCAGTGCTTTTCAGAGTTATGAATTGTTAAATACCAGCAGTCAGCGCATCCAGGCTAGAGACTTTGCAGTTGAGCCGCATTCTGACAATATATGGGTGGTTGATTCTGGGGTGCTTTACCTCTATGACGGAAATCTATATTACCCGAATATGCAAGGTATGACTGGGAGAAATTATGATGCACCGTCAGTTATTGAACCCAGCAGCTATTGGGTAGTCCAAAACGAAGAAGTCAAACTGTATTACACCTGGAAAAGGCCAACAAGCGAAATCACCCAATATCGTATTTGGGTAGAGAAGCCTGATGGCAACAAATATAGTATTGTTGGTGGTGTTGAGGGCGCATATCAAACAGGGGCCGGTTCCTGGAATGCTGCGTCGTTTATGACTAATAGAAGAATTCAGCAACCTGACACCTTTACGATGGATCAGCGGGGCGACTATGTATATGCGCTCGAGGTCCAGTATGCTGACGAGACGTCGTCGATAGACAAGAGGGTTATTTCGGTGCTGTCGAAAACGCCTGAGGCCCAATTTGGTTTAGCTTCAGCCATAGGTAGCCATAATGAGATTATAGGAATTGATATTGACAGCGAACAGAAACTATGGGTCCTAGATACTTTGGGCTATAAGTATCAAGTCAATCTGCATTACGATGTGATGATTGTTGATTTTGATCAAAAGATTGTCTATTTCCGGGAGCCATACGAACAGGTCAGGGTATATTAACGCACATGAGGGGTTTCTTGGATGGCAGCAACGATATCTGGATTCGGACATAAGTTCAACGTCCACGAGATAGCTACGGTTGCTGTTCCTTCTGCACGTACTACTTGGAACCAATTTGACGAACACGGCCTAGTCTTATCTCTAGAACGCCTAAGAGGGGAAACCAACTGGGAATACAAGCGTCGTCTCCAGGATGTTTTTGTCAATATGGCAAATTCATCCTATCGCGGAATGGTGAATGGCATAACCCGCGAGTTGGGCCTGGCTCTTTTTGAGCCCCTGGTCATTAATCCTAAGGTTGACCATGCAGGCAACTTCCTAGCCCCAGATCCATATATCAGATTTGATGGAGCATATCTGTACCTTTACTCAGATTATGGCAACGATATGCTTGATTGGGCTATCGACCGATACGAACCAGGTGGCAATTATGAGCATCTTTATCGGCTTGCTGAATTCGTCAATACAACTGCATTTTTCGAAGCCCATATTATTGAGGGCATTGATCCATATACGCGTTCCATGACGATAGTAAATCAGTCTAATCGAACAATGGTAATCAGCGAAGATGCCCAGGAAAGCACACGATTTAATCTAGAAAATGATAAGATCGTTCCGGGATCCATATCATTTTCGGATACAAAAACGTTTCGTCGAGAGATGTCTTCGGCATCTAGTGTTGCGGCAGCTGGACAGTACCATATTAACTATAAATCTGGCATGGTTACCGTTGGCAGCGTTCCGCCCCCAGGAGTCACTATTAGATATCAACATAGCGAATATCCGTTTTTGCCCAAGGCAAGCCCTGTAATTGTTCACGATATTACGAGCGAGGGGTTTAGGTCTAAGATGTTTGCTCAAGAATTACAGGAAGATGGAACGTATGAATTAGCGCTACCAACTGAGGTTGGCGTTGATATAATGAATGAATTATTGTCAGTAATTCCAATGTATTGGGGAGTCTAGTGTGGCAAGTAGCCTAGTACAGACAGGACATCAGTTTCATGTTCATTCTGTTGAGATAGTTGCTGGTCCTATTGGCAGCACAGATGGCTTGCGTCGAGTCAAATTTCCCAATCAATTCGACGAGTTCGGATCCCTGGTATCACTGGAGCGTTTGCAAGATGAGACTAATTGGGAGTATCGCAGACGAATCCAGGACGTCATGGTTAATCTGGCTAATGCGAGCTATCGTGGAATGGTTAACGGCATTACTCGTGAGCTTGGCTTAAGCCTATATGATTCTCTAATTATCAATCCCAAAATCAATATGAATACGGGGCGATTTCTGGCCCCAGACCCCTATATTAAGTTTGATGGGGTGTATTTGTATCTGTATTCTGATTATGCTAATGGCGTTCTAGACTGGGCTATTGATCGCTATGAACCGGGAGGAAACTATGAACACGTTGGCAGACTGGCTTCAATGGTGAATACCACCTCATTTTTTGAGGCACATGTAGTAGAAGGTATTGATTTATATGACAAATCTATGACAATATTAAATCAATCTAATCGCAATATTGTTAGATTTGAAAGAATCCCCAGTAGCACGAAGTTCGCACTCAAGAATACGAGGATTGTTCCCGGAACTCTATTTTTTGCTAATCGCACCACATTTAAAACAGAGGTAGAATCTGCAGACTTAGTTTTACAAAAGGGACAGTACTATGTAGACTATCATAAGGGGATTGTTGTTGTATTCAGTGTGCCTACGTCGGGCGAAATTGCCCGCTATCAATATGTAAAATATCCTTTTTCTGCAACGGCAAGTCCTGTTATACTACACGATATCAATAAAGACAGTTTCAAAGTTAAGATGTTTTCACAGGTATTACAAGACGATGGAGGATATGAGCACGGGAAGGTTACAGAATTAGGGGTAGATATAATTAATGAGCTAATGTCGGTTATCCCTATGTATTGGGGAACATAGTAGAAACAAAAAATAGTGCTACTATAAGACATTAGCGGAGGTTGTCTTTGGCTTTATTAGCGTCCACAGCATCTGGTGTTTTAAGTTTGAATATACCCGTTACCTCAGCTCGTACTGAGGCTTATGGGCCTGCTGCGCCTGCCGCTATTGGCACCCTATCTCACTATGTGTCCACCGAGCATCCCAATACGGGCAACTTTATCAAGGGTTTCCAGTGGGATGCCAGGGTATGGTATAGCGAAGAACAGGAAAACATCGATCAGGTTGTTCCCGTCCTTTGGGACCCAACAATCTCTGGCATCACCAGTACTCGTTTTCAGTCTGGCATCGGCTCTAATCGGGATCTCGAATACCAGAGATCGGTATTTATTCCATCGTCCGGTCTTGCGTCCGCAGGAATGTACCGTGTCTGGGCTCCTGAAATTCGTCATGGATATTATTATGACTATGCTACAGAGGGGTATCTCTACAGCGATGACTCAGAGGTAGTATATCCAACCTATAGCGGCGTTGTGCCGGGAATGGCCCTAACATCAGCAGCCGATGGGTTTAATCAGGTTGAATTATTGTCTGTTCCTAAGGTTGGTGTTCCAGTTACAGCTCAACGTTATCGGTGGAACAGTGCGCAGGGTAAGTATGAAGTCGATTTAGATATTCAAAAGAAGGTTAATTTCACAGGATTGCGTGATGCTGATAATGTGCGCCAAAATACCTGGAGCACGCAGAAAAATACTGTTTTATGGGATTTGGTTGATCCCGAGGAGCCAGAATTTATTGTCGTGGACAGTGGGATTTATCCGACTATCCCTACTGCGCTATTTAATAAGCAGTTCGTAGATCAATATCCCTCCACTAGTGCCCTGGAAGAATTGGGCACTATGACTGGCGGGTCTGCCGAACAGTTTCATCTTAGCTATGCTCCCATTGATAATAGTATGCCCGTGGACGTTTATGCTTATCTGGTCGCATCAGGCACCCAGACCAAGTATGAGGCTATTCCTTTCAGTCAGACTATCGCCACAGGAGTTAATCAAGCTAAGATTGATTATGACATGGGCATTGTCGAATTTGGGGATCCGACTACTTCAGGCGTTGTGGTGCCGGCAGCTGGGTATACTGTAGCTGCACGCTACTGGAGAACAGTGCGCGTTGAATATGAACCAGAAGAGTCTACAGATTTGGTCCTAGCAACAGAGGCTAATACGAACCCCATATATAGAACTTCTGGTCGCGGATTTGTATATCTCTCGACAACGGCTGATGATCCTGCTTCCATTACCCTATCAGCAGAGGCACCGTCGTTACAGCTTAATGTTTTTGGCCCAGTATATGTTGGCAACGCTTATGTTCCGGTGGTAGCTACGGTCAAAGATGCGTTGGGTCGTCCGCTAGAGGGACAAACTGTTCAGATTTTTACAACTAGTGAGCCTGTGATAGGGAGCTTTGGTGCATTTGGTGATACGGCCACGACTATTACAGACCATCTTGGCGAGGGCCGCACCTATTATACTCCGCCCCGTAGCGTTGCAGATCTCGGGGAATACATTACAGCTTCTGGTTATCGTATTGACGATTCGCCTACATATACGGGGGTAAACCGCACAACGATCTTAAGCTCAGAGGATTTACTTCTTGAGGGCAATCTCGATGATATCTTTTTATACGAAGTGCATACCGATGATCCGTCTCAAGGATACAAGCGCAATGAGTTAGCTGATAGTTCTGAGGTTCAACTCAATGAATACTACAGGGATTATTTTGATAGCGAAGATATCCAAGGGCCAACAGGATTAACCAGTGGTGTTTTATCTACTGTGCTCGATAATCTAACTTCTAGAGACTGGGAATATAACTATCGTGAAACATGGGGCATGTTACAACCTACGTTATTTAATGCATCGACTAGCAATGGTCGAAAAGTGTTAGTAACAACTTATGATTCGGACATTTATAATCCCCATACTTTCAATCAGGGGGCTGTCGCGCCATTTCAGCCCATTGATGTTCTGTCAACGGATGCAGGTTATGATGTTGTATTTGATACAACCCAGTACAATCTGACATATCCAAGCGGAACAGCTGGAATTGCTCCTAGTGGAACCCTTCATTCATATTTCCTCGTAGCTCCCACGGCCGTTACGATGCAAGCGTCAGTGTACAATCAGAGACTCAATCAAAGCATTTTGAGCAACACAATTCAGATAAAACTGGATATTCCGCCATATCTTAGCGGCATGTGGACAGTAGATTCAATCAATCAAACACACATTGATGAAATTAATAGTGTGCTAGCTACAGGCATTGCGTCTGGTGCGCGCGTGGCACTGGGCTATAGGCTTAGGTCATCGAATGTGACTTTGGCTGGCGCGCTTAATGGAGTGACTTTCCTGGATGTGAATCCAGAATATAATGCGCCTATATGGACAGCAGTGGAGCCAGAGGTGCCTGGATCTGGAGTATTGGCATCTGGCACTTATGCGCAACATAGTTTTACTATTACCTAATTAGGAGGAACCCTTATGGCTGACAAGTTTAGGCAAACCTTTCCAATTTCCATTTCGTTTTCGGAGGGTGAGCTACCAACAGCTAGCAAGATGAATGGTCTTGCAACCCAGGCTCGCAATGGGCAGGGCGTCATTCAATACGCGCTAGGAGATTTATGGAATCAGGGCGGAGATAGTCTGTTGTCTTCTACCTCTACCTCTGAAAATGCGTTAATGATTCCGAGTTTGGCCAGGTATATTGGCGGAGCTCGTTACACAAGTCCGCGCATACCATACCTTGCCAATATTCAGGAGTATACCTATGCATTTACTTCTGATGCTGGCGCCTATGAGGCCACGCTTACTTTTCCTCCTGATAGCGGTGCGCCTGCTTATACATGGTCTGCCGTAGGTGGAGAACCCAATAATTCAGTTGCTAGTCGCGGATTGGTAGTGGCAGCCGGAGACTATTATGTAGATACCGATACTGGGCAAATTTATACCTATGATGCTATTAATGCCAACTGGACCTTAACATATAAGCCTGTGGTAGCTGGCGATATAAGTGCAACAGCCACCTATAATATTATTCCTGACTTAGACACCAATAGCTCATATGCATTTCAGGGAGTCAAAATTAGATATGCGAATGGCGTTGATAATAGTCAGGGCTATGAAATTTGGCTTCCTCCTCGTGGCCCACTCAACACTCGTCGAACAGACAGGGCCCCACATGATATTTCAGGCAACTATCAAACTAATCCTTCGGGTGGCTCAAGAACATTTTGGCAATCTGGTGCTGTTGCGGCTCCGTCAACCGACGCAACAAATGCGGCACATTATAGGTATGTGCTTCCGGATGCTATCACGGGTGCTGCCGGATGGGGTTCTGGAACACAGTTACCTCGCGGCTTTGCATATCTATGGGATTCAAATAATACGGGAACCGTTATTGAGGGCGTAACTCTAGCTGCAGAATCAGCGGCTAGTCCGCGAACCTATCTTTTAATCGCATCTGGAACTAGTTTGGATACCTGGTTAACTTCGAGCTATGGCTCTTTGCATTATCCAGATGCAAACTTGAAGAGCTCGTCTCATGCATCCGGATACTATCCTGCAGCTGGATTGAAGCTAGTTATTGTAGGGTCTGATATCTCGCAATTCGTATCAGAGCTGATGGCGCAGTTTATTAATCACGATCACAGTGATTCGCACTCAATGCCTGCTGCGCCTATCAAGCATGGTAAGCTTGAAGACCTATTTGAGCCAAGTGGAAACACTCCAGAGCTGGTGGCCTCTAAGCTTGATAATGATGGACACCCACAATACCTGCATCGTGGCGGGTTTGGCGCCGGGACTCTTCGTGACACATATCGCAATGGCATGATGCGCGATATGTTGATGATGAGCTCCAACAGTACGAGCAACTACTACAATGTTGACGACGATAGTCGCACTCTATTTTTTGGTCAGGAAAGTCGAACTGCTGGTGGTGTAGTATATTTTAGTCCATACGATGCAGCGACTAATGCCGATGGTCTTGACCGCCTAGTAGTTTATGGAAATAATAGCGGCAATACTGCTGGCGGAATTCGTGTTGGTGATGCGGGCTACACCAATAATACATATCTAGATATTGGTTACGATACTTCGACTAAGTATATTACGGTCAAAACTGAGCAAAACAATTCAAATCTATATTTTCAGACTGATGGTGGTAGCGCTCCGTTATATGTAAAAACTACCGGTTCATCAAGCGATATTTTTGTTACTACCGAAGGTGAAGATTCAGATATTTATATTAGCACCGAAGGTGTCAATGAGACGATCTTTATTACGGCCGGCAGTAGTGCTGTTGCGCCTCCCACCACTGGTGGAGGATATGATTCTGTGGTTATTCGTGCTGGAGAAGACATCTATGGAAGAGCTTTTGACGATATCGTTTTTCAGTGCGCCTATGACATTCCAGGAGGTGCAGGAACTGCAGGTACTGCTTTGTCACTAGGTGGCGGGGCACAGATTGCTTGTGCGGGTGAAATCGACCTAACAACAACGGGTAGCGATATTGATATCAATGCGGACGACGATATCTACATAAACGCCTATGATAAATTTCATCTCGACAGCGATACGGAAGATATTGTTATGTATATCGGTGCGGTCGACCGCGAATATATGATGCCCCTCATTCCGTTGCCACATGGTACCTATAGGGGCGGAAATTCAAGGGAGTTCTTGGAATCCGGATGGTATGCATGGGATCCATCAGAATATAATTTCTATGGTGCCACACGCGTACTGAAGACAGGCCCAGGTATGTTTTATGCCGCAGGTCAACTTCCATGGAACTGTGAAATTGATGGAGCATATCTAGGAATCAGACAATTCGACTCAGGCACCAATCAGCGAATTGAATTTGGTATACGCTATATTGATTACTATAATGCAGAGTTGACAGCCGAAACTTCTCGCGATAGTGGTCTATTTAATTATGGTGATGTAGTTTGGCATTGGCACTATTTCAACCTTAATGGTGGAAATATGTATAACCCGGCATGCCTTTGCAGAATTGCACTGACGGCAGGCGAAATTGAATTTCGTCACGCCATACGGCTCGAAGTAGAAGATTGTCGTAATTTTGGAGAATGGTATAGTGCATATATTTAATTGATTGAGGAATTAACGTGTCATTATCTGTAGGTGGACATAAATTTAAAGTTAGCCAAGTTCCCTTCTCGGCCGAGGTTCCTTGTCGTGTTAATGTCAAGAAACGTCGAGAGAAGGTAGTATATCGCGCACTGAGTGACAACGACAATATAAATATTGAATATCTGATTGGAAATACAATTTCGCCAGATGATAATGTATATATTTCTGATCGCAGCACCTCTCTTGTTCAAAATCGTGTTCCTTCAGCTGATGATATTACTACAGAGACGACATCTTCATTTACTCTGAACGTTGACCAATTTTTAGTTACAGATATCTTTACTTCACCAACACCGACACAGCCATCCCAGCCATTGTTCTACGTACATACACTAGAAAACTTTAACAGCACAGTAGATAACTTTGCGTATAAAGAGTTGATCTCTATTGAGTTTGCTAACTACGATCTGCAATCCACTGAGCTGTCAGCGTACGTCTTAGATTCAACCACCGGAGAGTTCTTTAATAACTTAGAAAATTCGTATAATGAAGATACCGGCGAAGCCAATGTAACGTTTATTAAATATGCTGTTCGCACCACTCTAACAAATTCATCTACTATTGAGGTATTCCATGAGTTGTTGGATAATGAGCCCATATATCAAGAGGCATCTTTTGACGACATTGATGAGTTTGGTATTTTGCTTCCAAGCGTTAAGCGCTACCTGATTGATGAGCTTTTGGGGGGCACACAGTTTCTTATTACCATGCCGTCTAAACAGGTATACGCCTACAAGGAATTGCCAGAATCTCGTATTCGTCTGTTGCCGCCGACTGCCACAAGTGTGTCTGATCTATGGAATGTTCGAGTTACAAATGGCAAGTTTATTACTTCGCTCAATTATACCTCTACTGTATTTCGCAATTATAAGTATCAGATTGCTGAGTTCGATTCACAAACATTTACCCCATATCCGCCTTATAAATCACAGGTAGAAGAAACAGCAACATGGATTACCCCTGGGCTATGTCAAGTAGCCAAGAATGTTGTTGATGACGTAAACTTGAATTTCTATGTTGACGTTATTGTGCTGAGTCGTACCGGAACAGTCAAATATGCCTACAGCACTGATCCACAAAAAATAGGAACCCTATACGGGATTAGTTCGGTATCCTATACTGCCGGCATACTAAGTGTTGATCAGCCTAATGGATTTATTGAATTATCTGGAACTACGCGCGACGATGACGAGATTTTAGTCAGTTACGTGACGAAAGAAGAGGAGTATGAGTTCACCTCTTTAGACTTTAATCCTGTTAGTAACCTCGATATCCTTAATCAGCGTATTGTTCTTTATATTTCTCCCGAGAGTGTGGGAACTGGTAGCTTAGATAGGAGTTTGTATTATCTGGTTGTTGATCCCCTAGGCAAGATTATCTATTCAAGTCAGGCGGACGAGAATGCTGCTGGGCTCGATCCAGCGACCCAGAAGCTTCTAGCAGAGGACTTTGATACCACTGGCACCCCAACCCACACATTTTATTATGATAAGACATCTACTACTGCGGGGTTAGCTAGTAGGGCCAGTGGTGTTAATCCAAGCAGTGTTGAGGATTTTTCGTTTATCGATAAATATACTGTTGAAAGTCAACTGTTTAGTTCTCTTACAACGGTCTCTGGTACTACCCTTGAGAACCTGACCGAGAACGGTCGTTTCCTGGTTCTCGGAGATGTATATGTCGGAGAAAGTCAACGACCAACTGCTTTTACTGAATTTGATGTTCGCATAGAAGGCGGCGGGATTAAAGATGACCAGGTCACAGATGCCTTGGCAGAGCAGCCAGAGGCTGCGTGGTATTGGGATTTCATTGCCAGGAGGCCCTATCCTGCTACAACGGCATTTTATGTTGAGGTTCCACAAACTCTTTTATCAACTCATGGTGGAAGATTTACACGTAGCGAAATCAAAACTCTAATTGATAAACATATGCAGCTAGGTGGATATGCTGCGTTAAATACCTATGGGGTAGATCCAACAGTTACTGGTGTATCAACCTCGTCTGGCTCAGCACTGATTGCATGGCCGAGCTATGGATCATCAACTACGTACGCTATTTTCCAGTCAAAAAATATTGATGGCCCATTTAGCCAGTACAATAATGTTACCTATAATGATAGGTCTGCGGGCAATTGCGTGCTGATGACTGGTTTCATTCCGAATACCAAGTACTATTTAGAAGTAAGGGCAACAAAGGATAGCGATGTATCGGCTGGTCCTCTAGTAGCCATTACTACGACAGCCTTAGGGGGATAAGCAATGTCAGTTAATGTAATTTGGTCTTATACAAATGGAGGTACCGCAATTAGCGACTTGATTAATCATGGGAATATCGCTAATGGGAATACGTCGACTGCTAAAACGATTTATTTACGTCATGATGGCGCAAGTGAGATTACTAATGTTGGCGTATATATTAGGCAATATTCTGGTACATATAATGGGGATGCTACTGCAGCTTCCGATTTTGCTGAAATAATTGCCTGGGGAGATAATAGTGCCTCAAATACATTTGGGGGTATACATATTAATTGGGATGCAGTAGGAGCATTTCCTGCGGCATCATGGCCCCTATATAATGACAAAGATCCCTCGAATGGTTTTACTCATCGGACGGGCGTGGGTGATAGCGAAGGCAATGCGGTTACTATACCTACAGCTACTGGAGCTACGACGGCTGGTGAAATTGAGGCTGGCGCTTCCCCTAACGTACGGTTTCAACTACGGGTTCAGGTTCCAACAGCCGAAGATACGACCGGAACACGGCAATTTGACCAGGTGATACGATATAGCTTTACAAGCTAAAGGAGAACTTATGAACGGCTGGACCAAATATTATGCAGATGGCAGAACATATATTGGAACTGACCAGGATGTTCAGGCTGGGACCGCAAGTTGGCGCAAAAGTCCACAGAGGGGCATGATTGCAGCCTCTATGCAGCATGGCAACTGTTGTGTCCGTATCAATGGCATGGGCACATTCTGGCAGTCAGATGGTTATGAGTCGTCTTATCCTGGGACAACTAAGCTTATTAAGCGAAGCATCATGAAGCAGATTGCTCCTGGGGATAAATTCTATAGAATGGCTCGTAGTGATTACAGGTTAGAAATCACTTTCAATGGCGAGCTAGCTAACGGAAAGTTTATTAAGGTGCCACAGTCATATCAGGGTAAATGGCTTGTAGCAGAAATAGACCTGTTGATCAATAAAGTGAAAATTTTTATATCGGATATCAGAGTATAATGGCAAGTAATTATCTGGATAAATTTCGCAGCACACTGCCCGTTACACAGGGCAACCAATTGCTCAAGCGCCTTCTGGCCAAGAGAGACTCGGGCGAGATACGTACTGTCGACGAGTTTAAGGCTCGCTTGCGAGAATTGACTGCTGAGCTTCTCGAAAAGAGAATTAAGCCTACTTTTAAGTTATTCGAGGCAGTAGCAGGAGAAGACATTAGCTCCGAGCAATACAACGAGATGCTTGAGCGCATTCACGATGATCTTGAGGCCGCATTTTCTGAAGCTGACAATATTGATGAAATTGTCTCAGCACATCGCAACCTTATTGATGATGTGGCATTGAAAGCAATTGAATTTGGGGTCAACGAACTAGAATCTAGAATTAATCTTTACGAATTTCTCAATCGCAGCGGAGATGGATTTGACAGCGCCCTTTTCAACACCTTTAGGGAATCTGAAACATTTGCTTTATCCCGGTCTTCTGATGATGCCACTCTAGTCTATATTGATCCTCGTGCTACCGAAAGCATTGGTCCAACCGAAGAGGCGTTAATTGATCTGGTGGGAGAACGATTGACCATGGGAACCTCTTCAGCTGCTTATGTATCTGTGCGAGAAGCCGAGTGGCTTTTCAATCGCAACAGTGTTCAGAGTGAGCTGGATGTGAGGTTTGATGGGTCCGACGTTAATAATATTATTGATGGTACAAGCAACACATACTGGGTTGTACCAGTATTAAGTAGCACCATTCGTACGGGGGGTATGCCCATGGAGGTTGCCCTCAAGACTAATGCGTCTCAGGATATCAACTTTATTGATATTGAGCCTGCCACTGAATTTCCTATGTATCTGGCACAGATTGATTATTTAGATAGCAATTATACGAGACAAACAGTTAGTAGTGACCTGATAACCTTGTCTGGGCCCACGCGAGTTAACTTTGAGCGCATTACCACTAAAACACTTATCTTGCGTTTTCGACAAGATAACTATAAAGAGGTACAGTTTAAACCAAAGCTTGGCACTTCTAATTTCCATCGGGCAGTTTTGAGCAAAAACAATTTCACGGTGGATATGGAATCGGTAAGTGACGATTTGTACGAGATGTTATCGTCTGATTTCATGCTGAGCGACATCATGAATGTGCCCACCAACACCAATACGGTACAGAAGTATTTTGAATACGTATTGGGATTTGATAACATTCGACCAGGATTTAATAGGTATAACAATAGGGCGATCTTCGTGAGCGTCAAAAAAGAAGTAGATTATCCTGGACAGTTTGGACTGCGTGTAGACGAGCAGAGGCCCGTACAAGTCGGAGGGTCAACCTCCGTTACTATCGCAGATCATTCTTATCCATCCCGTTCGACAGACGAAGACAATCGTTTTTACCATAGCGTGCCAGAGTATTGGTTGACTCTTAAATTTTATAGTGATGATGATTATCTTATTGCCACTGATACTGTCCCTATCCTCCCCATTGGGGCTAAACGGATATATCACGAGCAACTAATCTTTACACATAAAAGCGCACCAACCGAACTCAATCCAAATCAGGGTTCGTTACGTTTTTATTGTGACGAAGATTCATCGGATGTAAGGGTTTATCGAAATAACACACTTCTAACTTATGGCGACACTGAGCAGTGGAGATTTGTTCCTGCTACAGGAGCAGATGCTAACAGTGATCTGACACTGGAAGTTGCTGCAGGTGGTAGCAGAATGAAGAGAGGCATTTGGATTGTGGGCGGTGTACGCCCACTGGATATTTATACTGTGAGCTATACCCCTAAAACATCTAATACGCGGATATTGCCCGCCGACAGTACATTATTTGATCTTGTAGATCTTGTTGGGGATCAGTCTATTCGGATGATTAGAGACAACTTAATCACGGTTGACGGTGTTCGCAAATCGCAGGCAGTGGCTAGGGCAGATGTTTATTTAAGTATTCTAATGAGACTTAACTCGGCCAATGATAACTTTTCTACTATCATTGAGGAATATATGTTATTGACTGGATCGCGAAATCTAGAAAAGTTTGTGAGTGATGTCTAATGAATAAGGAACGCACTGAAGTTAAAAGCCGTATGTTGCGCAATAAGTTGGGCACTTTAGCGACTCGACTGCAACAGGCTGCTGATCCTAAGGGCGCAAATCCAGACTATCAAACGCTTGAAAAAATTATTGCTCAATCCGTAAAGATTTTGAGTGATTTTTATAAGAGACTGTCTGAGCCAATTCATAAGCCTAACGAGATTAAGGCTGATACTTTACCTGATCCAGATGACTATAATGACAATTTTCAGGCTATCGCCGATGACCTTGAAGTCGTTTTCGCAGAGTTTGAGAACCTAGAGAGTCTTGTATTGGGCAACTTTAATTATATTGTATCGCGGCTCAATCGATTGAATCGCAAGCTGAAATCTACTTACTCTTCGCTTGGTGACTTTATTCTATATGCCGATTTGCCGCTCAAAGACGCATTCTATTTTCAGGACTCATTTACCAATCTGGCGCGAGTGGAAACCAACTCTCCACTGCTCAATGGAGAGCAATGCGAGATTAACCAGGTTGAAGGTATCGCAACGCTACCAGTTGATAGGGAGTCACAAGAAGTTATTTCTGTAACAGAACTGCCTGTTATCAATTCTAACAGCAATGGCGTGAATGGTAACAACCAAGAGGCGGGTGCAGCTACAAACTCGGATATTTCAACCATTACCGATAATAATGCGGATACCTGGTTTGAATACGAACGGGTTGTCGCTGTAGATGATGGAGTAACTCTTGTACTGGATTTCACCATCAATCTGGGTGATATAAAGGTGATTAATTTTGTCCGCATTAATCCCAATAATTTTGGTACAAAAACCCAGGTTAAAATTGTCAATATTGATACGTCGTCAAATGGTAATGACTTCATAAGCATTAAAGACGACATTCCCATTGCTGACTTTGTAGTGGAAGACGAAGAGAATGTTTTTACGTTGGCCCCTAGCACATCTAAGTACGCAGGACAGGGACTATATACTTTTACTGCGCGCGAAGCTAAATATATTCGTTTTACCTTAGAACAGCAGACCCCTTATACCATCGTTACTTCGGCTGGTTTAACGAAGTCTAGGTACGCTATTGGTATTCGAGATGTCGAGGTTGCTGCTTTGCCATACAAAACCAAGGCTGAATTGATTTCTACAGAATATCTCGCATATGATGATATCCGGAAAGTAGCGCTGCTAAGCAATCAGAATCCTGATGCGGCCACCACATCTGCACTAGTATCTATTGACCATTATGTGTCTCCAGACAATGGTATTACTTGGCATCAGATCCGACCACTTGTGTCTGGGGGACTAATAGCGGTAGATCAGACTGTGCCCGAGGTGTTAGATTTTAATGGGGTGGGAGAGAATTCTATCGAGACTACTAATCCGGTTTATACCTTGCGCTACAAAGCTGTCATGGAGAGGTATACTGAAGCCTTTGTAGATGATGCCTCTGAATTGGCCCAGCGGATTCAGGACGGCACAGAACTTCACTCGGTGCCTGGCTCCACTCCATTTGAACTTACACTACAGCAACGTCCCATTACTGGCACAATTAAATTGATTGATCCTAATATGGGAAGTCGTGGCAAGGATGATATTCGCTATAAGATTGCAAAAGGAACAGGTTCGCAGCTTCGCATTGTGCTATCTGCATTTAAGCCGTTAGTCAAAGATAAGTCTAAGGTGTTATCTGGCGGCAAGTATTATATTCAAGAGAGTGACCCTCAAACCATTTATATCAATGGTATTGCGTGGAGTCGCGGAGCTTTATCGGGTGCTAGCACCAAAAACTACAAACTTAATTTTGAAGAGGGAACCCTTGAGTTTGGCGATGGAACTAATGGCAAGGCGGTACCCAATGATTCATTGATCGAAATGTCTTTATCAGAGGAGAGGGTTTTTCCTGGACGTGGCGAGGGGCATTATGCGACCCTGCAATATCCTACGGCAAGAGACCAGAAGCGCGTTGCCTTGCGTGTACGCCATCCAGAAAAAACAGTTACCAAAGTTCTCAATAAGGGTGCAACCCGCAACCTGCTTGATGCAGACATTGTTTCTGGTAGCGCCCTACGTTTTAGCTCTAGTGCTGCTGCCACTAGTTTTGTGACCGAGATTGATTTTGATAATTGGGATGAAGATAGCCAGTCAGATGGGGACTGGTCTGTAGATAGGACCAATGGGGTGCTTTACAATAAGTTGCGCACAAGCGAACAGGAGGATATGACTGTCACATATACCTATTATCCCTCTACCGTGCTAACAGAGAACCAGTGGTCGTTTGCAGAGGGGACCGAGGGAAGCAATGTCATTTCGATATCTGCGGATGCTTTCCAGACCTTTACAGCATCCACTATGGATGTTCCAAAAAATGCGAAGTACTTTAATCTTGCGCATATGGCTATTGTTAAAGGAACGATTGAGTTTAAGAATTCTATTACAGGCAATGTTCCAGCGACCCTGTCTCAGGAGGTCGAGTTTGTTGATGGTCGAACAGAATTGCTAGGGGCCATCTCGACAACCGAAGAACTGTCCCCCATTACATCAGTGGGGTTTCATAGCATTCCTTTTCGCATGAAGGTAATCGATAATACTAGTTATGCGGTCACTTTTTCCAATACGACTATTTTCTCACAAGAGGTTGTGGGAGAACCTTCATCTCCTGGCGAATATCGTGTGCGCCGTGATTATGGGCTCAAGGGTTCTGTGGAAGTATATGTGGGACAAACCTATGAGGATCCGGGAGAAATTAACTATTACTATCGAGACTACCAAATCAATCGGGCTGGGCGATATTCAGTCAACTACGAAACTGGAGAGGTTTATTGCGTTGAACGTCCTGGCATTAATGTTACAGTGGATTATGAGTACACCGACTATCGCGTCAAGTATGATATAGCGCGCCTGGTGAATGCTGATGACTGGGATCATGACAATGATACCAACAAGATTACGATTAAAGATCGGGAAATCATGAAGAATTTAGCTGTGCGGCAGACTGGTGCCGAGGGGGCAGCTAAGAGATATTATCAGGTTTCTTACCAGTATATCGAGGAGCCGAGAGATAATGTAACTAATCTGGAGCCATATTTTACTCCGGTTCTCAAGGACTATGCACTCAAGGTTGTGACTAAGAGCAGGTTAATTTAATGTCGATTTATAATACCTACGCAGAAATTATTACTGAAGATATTATCCGGCAGCTACTGGAAGACGGCACTGCGCCCTCTGTAGGCGAAATAGCCGACCAGCTCGACACCTTTCTGGAAGATAATGATATTTCTCAGCCCCTATTTAACAATAATAGCTACAATGTGGCCTGGAATGAAAATGCTAGTGCTCTAAAGTGGAACAATTGCAATGAAGCTATCAATAAAGATATAAGAGTGTTGTATAAACATCTCATTAGCACCACTGATCAAAGCATCCAGGACTTTGATAGATGGCGTATTGGTGCCCGGCTATTAGAGGGTCGCCTCGATGATCTCCAGGAACGCCTGACGTCATTGCTATTGATTGCCCAGGACACTGCTGGGTACTTTAACTTTATGCAGGACAACTTTGTTAATACAAGCAAGGTGGACCTATCGGCCACTACGGCATATGTCAATATCGATAAGGGCATTGTAACCCTGGGTACTTCTAGTACTGGAGCTACACGTATTGACACCTCTGATATTCCAGCAGAAGATATTGAATTTACAGTTTTGAGTCGCAATGAGCGGATCACGGAGGTTCCAGCCAAACAATCCAATATCGAGAATGTTCTAAGCGATGTTACCAATTTCTGGCAGACCACCGTGTTTGCCCGCAGACCCCAGGCCGTTACTGCTGAGCTTAAAATCAATCTTCCTAGTGCACAAAGTCTATCGCGCATTGACATAGATTTGCATCAATCAAATCAAAATAGCTCAATGCAGATTACGCCAATGTTGTCTACCGATAATTACAATTTTTCGCAGCTGGCCACCAATACCTTTACCCGGTCAGTTATGGATAAAACTACATTTTATTTCACTCCAACCTCAGCACAGTATGTCAAGCTGATCTTGACTAAGACGGGCTACGATACCTTCGAGGATAGCCAGTATGGATATGAGTTTGGTTTCGATGAAATTGCGTTATATAATGAGGGGTTTGCTGCCAATACTGACTCTCAGGTTGTATCTGAAGCACTGTCTGTTACGGGCAATGATGGACAGCCAGAGGAATTTAGTAAGCTTGTTTTAGAGGTGTGCGAGGATGTGCCCGAGGACACCACTATTGATTACTCTGTGGCTGTTTTCAACAGCGCTACAACCGCAGTGAGCGATCTAACTTTTGTGCCAATCGATCCGCTAGACCGTTCGCAGACCAGCAAGCCAACCGTGTTGGACTTTGGCGACATTTCATCTGTAACCGTGTCTGGTATTCAGCTATCGTACAATACGACAGCGACCAGTGGTGTATTTTCCAATCCGGCACAAGATTATATCTATGTTCCATCTGTACAAGGAACCACTATTGCGACATCTAGCGGAACTGCTTCTGCGGTAAGATATACTTTCTCTGCCAGTAATGAACGTATTCTAGATCACACATTATCTTCGGGGATTAATATTGCCCAGGGCACCCTCGAGGTCTGGAGAAATGTAAATCGCAAGGGATATGACGATACCAAGGTGAGGGGTTATCAGAACGGCTGGGGCTTTGAGGATCCTTATTACAAAACAACGATTTACGCAGAAAACAAGTCTGGCGTGGACATTGATTTCGGGAGCAACCCTGTTATTATTGATGGAGCTGCTGTTACTGGAAAAGTTAATATTGCAGCTGGTCGCCATACAGTTATGGTGCATAAAGACAACTGGAGGGCCATCAACAGGAGTGCCGTGGTTGGTAATGGATTATCAGGACTAAAAGACAACGATCCTCTATATCCTTACAACCATCGTTATCTTATTGAAGGATTTGCTTATCCCGGAAACTGGCCCACCGCCGAAGAAAAAGTTTATCAAGGGTTTGATATTGTTGCAGAATTCTTCATGAGCGAGGTTAGTCCATTTGATATGGCCAATAATGTAGCTTCAGATAACTATAGTGTTTATGCCATAGATCAGGACGCAGAAGATGCGACAGCCACATTAGTTGGGGTTGTAACCCAGACGGGAAAAGAGCCGTCTAGGGTTTTTGTTATGAAAGTTAATGAGAATAATTCCGATTTTATTAATGAGGAATTCTTGATAAAATTTAAAGCAGCCAATTCGCTTTCCAAATATGTAAGACTGAAAGCGGTTTTGAGCACAGAAGATACAGCAGTGGCACCATCATTAGACAGTTATAGAATCAAAATAAGTAGCTAGCGAGGAGGAGCACCTTGGCTAATGACAGGCTAAATAACTTCAGTTTTTCGTTTACGGTACGAAATGCTCCCAAGAGTGGCCCCACATCGTCTGATGCATGGAATGATAGCTTTACTGAATTGTCTAATGATTTGGCGGCTATTGCTTCTGAGTGGAACAATAAACTGGTCACAATCATTGGGGGTTTGCCAAGAGGCGTACAGGATACAGCGGTTAATGTATTCGTAAACGGTCTTGACGGGAAGAATATGTGGGTAGATCAAGCGATCACCTCGACTTCCGATGAGACGAATTACTACAATAGTGGAAAAGATCGACCCAATACAGTTAAAGAACAGTTTGACCATATCTATACGACAATCTCCAATGAAATTGAAAGCTTAGAAGATACGATTGCATCTTCGGCAAGTGGCCTTACCACTGACCAGAAAAACCGTATTGGCGCGAATATCTTTGATCCAACTGCAACCTCCAGCTCCTCCAGCCTTGATGGCAAATCAGAGAATAACAGACTAAATATTGTTCAGGTTGCCAACGATCTCTACGGCGATGATGTTCAACTAAATAATAATGGTATTGCCATATTGACTAATTCGGTCAAGACTATGGTAGATGCCCTTCTTCAAATTCATAATGGTGCCTGGGATAATGATGCGGTAGTTAGTCACGTCGGAGCACTTACCGGAACGCAGAACGACATTTCGTCATCGCATCCTGGCGATGACACCTTCGTTGGCGTGTGTGTGGACCTAGAGAATGACCTCAACCGAATTCGTCAGGAAATTCGCGAATTAAGAGGAACAGGGGGATGGCAGACAGGCAATACGGCGCTCTATGTTGGCGGGGCCGATTCTCTGGAAGACTTACTGGTTAGCACTCAGGGATCTGCTGCTAAGTCGGCGACAAATCCTTGGGGCTATGATTATACTGACGTAGACGGGGTTTCAACACGCTTTGATGCCGTTCGTGATTTTACGGGTCAGACTACACATCTAGACGCATCTCCCAGTTATTCTAGTAACAACTATGTGACCGATGCGACATCTCTGGAAACTGCTATTGGTGCTCTTGATGCAGGGGCTGCGGCAGCTGTAGCTAGCAACGCGGCCGATATTGCCGAGAACGCTACATGGATTGCAACCCATTCTGGAAACTTGTATGGGACTGTTTATCCTCAGCTGGCAGCATTAGAAACCTTTGTGGGGCAGGATAGCAATACTGATTCGACACCAGACTACAGCAGCAACAATTATGTAGTAGATGGAGAATCTCTCGAAGATGCTATTGGTCGACTAGATGACGCCCTGGCTACAGTATCGGGCTCGTTTACAACGGCGTTTACTA